TGGCTCGCTCGCCAGAAGAAGGCGCCGCCAGCCGAAGTCATCGACACCGTGGTCCGCCGCATGCAGATGCAGGACCCGAAGCACCGCGCCGAGGAGGACGAGCGGCAAACGTCCGGCCTGCGCGTCCGCGCCGCACGCAGGCCCGAGGCCGCGCCGCTGATCGAGGAGGTGTTCAAGACGCCGCTGCGGTCAGCCCCGGCGTTTGAGGCGATGGTGGAGTTCACCGCGCGCGAGGGCAAGGAGATCGCGGAACGCATGCGCGAGACTGGTCTCGCGCCGTGGCATGGTATGAGTAGTGAAGACATTGTCGCGTTCGCTCGACGGGCCGCATCGCTTAGATCTCGTGTGCCAAACGAAAAAACTGGGTCGTGTTCAACCCTGGATGGATACACATGGGGAGGGCTGACCAATGCGCTTCGCGTGCATGGTCACACTCTTTCATCTGCAATCGGGACTCTTAGTAGGGGCACAGCCGGGCACACCGCCAAGCGCATTTCCGATTTTCATGAGAAGCATGGGCGATGGCCCAGGCAGGGAAATGGCGATGAGGACGAGCGTTACCTTGGTAAATCACTGAACAGATTACGAGCGTCTCGCCAAGATTTGTGTAAAGAATTTGACATCCCCATGCGCGGGGACGTGTCAATGGCCGTGCGTTTCGGCAAGGGGCGCCGACAGTTTTGTTCGCTTGCGGAAGTGGTAATGCTTTGCATGCAAGCCGGAGGTTTTTCAAAGTCAATAATGATTACTGATTGCTCAGGGGCCGTCCTCGCCGGTGCGCTCAGGAATGCCCATGTGGACAATATGAAGGGGCAAAGCCGCGGACTTTCATGCGCCGTTGATATTTGCCAAATCTCAACTATTGGGAAGATGGCAAACGAGGTGGAATCTGGCTGTTGGTCCATATGGCTCGATGGCACCACCGCCCCCGACCCCCGCCCGTGGACTGACCTTCTCGCCAGCGGCGACCACAAGCGCGTGGTGAAAGCCGAGCGCGTGGCCTTCCTGGACTGGGCGAACCCGGGCCCGGACGGTAAGCCGGTGCGGCGCAAGTGGACGGCGCCGCGTGAGCGATAATAGCCGTTGACACTCTAGCCTGCCTCGGTTACTTTCCGAGGCATGCACAACGCCAACGCCACCCACGCCGTCCTCTACCGCTCCGGCCGCCCCATCCGCGTGGCCCCGCTGTCCGACTGGCAAGCGCTCGCCGACATGCGCTCGGCGGCCTCGATGTCCATCGGCATCTACTCGCTCGCCGAGGTCGACGCCCGCGCGGCCCGTGACGCCGAGGACGCCATCGCTGGGGTCCGTTCGGCCTACGCTGTCCTCGCCTCGCCCGTGTGGCAAACGGTCCGCGCCGCGTGACGCTCGCCACCGCCGCCGCCCGCTCCGCCCTCGCAAGGGGCGGGGCTTGACGCGTTGGGAGAACCTGAACATGACCGACACCACCGCCACCCGCACCATCAACGCCACCGCCTCCGGCAGCCTTATCTACATCGACGCCGAGACCCGCATGGCCGCCGCGCTCACCCTCAACGGCTTGCGCATCGCGCACGAGGCCGACATCGCCCTCGGCGTGCACCCATACGCCACCGCCACCGCGTGGACCTCGCGCGACATGCTGCCGAGGCTCACCCCCGCCACCATCGACCCCGCCGACGCGCTCATGGTCAACGACTGGTGCGACTGGTGCGACGACGTGTTCGCCCGCTACGCCGAGCACCACGCCGAGGAGTCCATCGCCTCGTCCGCGCAGCAGACCGGAGCCGTCACCGAGGCCCGCTATCTCGACGAGGTCAACGCCGCGGCCTAGCCCCTCACCAACCGACACAGGAGACACCATGGGACTCGACATCAGTTACTACCGAAACGCTCGCCTGCCCTCCGCCAAGAATCTCGCTGTCCTTGCGTCCAAGGATGAGGACGACCGCATGGAGTGGGCCTACGAGAACGGCATCCGGCACATCTACATCAACCCGCACTTCCCGGGGCGCGAAGCAGGACTGCCGGACAGCGAATACGTGGAGGTCGATGACGCCGAGGAAGGTGGCTTCTGCGCCGGCTCTTACAGCGGGTATGGCAGGTGGCGAAGCAGCCTCGCAAGCCTCGCCGGATCGACCTCTGCGTTCCACGAGTTGATCCACTTCGCCGACAATGAGGGCGTCATCGGGCCGCTCGTCTCGGCCAAGTTGGCCAAGGACTTCGCCGACTGGCAGGACCGCGCCCATACCTTCGCGCTGCGCATGAATGGCGAGGGGGACAAGGAGTGGTTCATGCTCAAATATAAGCTGTGGCGCGAGGCGTTCACGGTCGCCAGCGATGGCGGGTTCGTGGACTTCCACTAGCACCGCGTGGCATTCTCGCCTGTCACATGCCATACTCAGCATGTGACGACGAAGACCACCACGAGCAAGCGCGCCGCTCGCAAGACCGGCGCGAAGAAGTCCAGCAAGAAGAACGCGAAGCGCAGCGGGGCCAAGCTCCGACGCTGCGCCGTGCCGCGTCCGTCGCCGCCCGACGATGCAGCGCCAGCGCCCGTCTCCGCCGCCACGGTCAAGCCCTCGCGCAAGGAGACCCTCTCCGCCGCCGCCATCGAACGCGCCAACCTCGTCGCCTTCCGCTCCGAGTGCGCCGCCATGCCCCGAGACTCGTGGGTCGCCCGCATCAAGAGCCCACGCCAGCGCATCCTCGCCGATGCCGTCGCCAAGATCTGCGCCCTGTTTGGCATCCCGCCCGATGTCCTCAAGCACGACCGCGGCGACCAGTCCCCGCTGTCGCGCAACGAGAACAGCCTCCGCGGCATCGCCCTCGGTGCGTGCATCGACACCGGCCTGGCGATGGGGTGCTCGTGGAACGAACTCCACACCCACGCCGCCATCGGCCGCTCCGAGGTCCTGGACCTGCCCCCGCATGCGTCGGCCATCCGTGTCGCCCGCGCCCGCTGGACCGCGGTGCAGAGCATGGAGGGCATCGTGCTGGAGGTCGCACGCGCGCAGGTAGACCGCATCGCCACGAGCGCGGCGCAGGCCGTGGCGGCACTCGGCGGGCGGGCGGCGGCATGAAGGACGACGCCTGCACCGTCCGCGACATCGAGGTCCCCGGGTCGCACGTCGTGGACGTGCCCGGGTTCGTGCGGGTACTGGAGTGCAAAGGTGACGCATGGAGGCTGCGCATGCTCGTGCTGTGCGACGCCGACCCCATCATCTGGCGCCTGCGCTTCGAGGTCGTCACCATCGACGGGCCGCCAGTTCCGTGCCTCACTGGGCTGTCCTACATTGGTCGCTGGTTCCGAGCGAACATCGCGCGCCCGCTTGGTGACGCGATCTTCATGCACCCGCCGACGCGCGCCGGGGATGAGTCATGGAAGCCGCACCAGGCCGACATGACCCTCGTGGTGCCGGAGCGATAATAGTTGTTGACAGGTTAGAATGTCAGGCGCATAGATGCCTGCATGTTCATCCCGCGCAACGTCAAGACCCGCACCGCCAACACCAACGACCCCAGGCACGTCCCGGACCTCATCAGCGAGCGCCTCAACTCGCCCGCCTGTGAAGTCCTCGCCGCCGCCGAGGAACTCACCCTCGCCACCCGCATCGCCGACCAGCGCGCCGGCCTGTGGTCTGCGCTCTCCACCTTCGCCGCGGGCACAGGCTGCGCCCTGTCCTCGGCGTGCGTCGAGTGGTTCACCGTCAATGACACCGACGACGAGGCCCTGCTCGCGCTCACCTCGTGCGCCGTTGCCCTCGGCGGGCACACCGTCCGCCCCATCGCAGCCGCGTTCAAGCGCAGCAAGGACCGACTCGCCGAGCACAACCTGCGCTTAGTCGTCCACCGCGCCCGCAAGCAAGGCGCGGCCACCGGGTACATCATGCCCATGTCCGACATGATCAACGACGGCGTGCTCGGGCTGATGAAAGCCGTCTGCCGCTTCGACCCCACCCGCGGCTTTCGCTTCAGCACCATGGCCTCGTGGTGGATCGACCACCACATCCAGCGCGCCATCGCCGACCAAGCCCGCACCATCCGCCTTCCCGTGCACATCGCCGAGGGCAAGTCCAAGGTGACGAAGGCCATCGCCAGCCTCGCCAGCGCCGGCATCACCGCCCCGTCCCTCGCCATGATCGCCCGCGAGTGCACCATCCGCACGCTCACCGCTGCCGCCGAGAAGGCCGGCAACCCGCCGCCGACGGCCGAGCAGATCGACCGGGCCATGGTCGCCGGGCGCGCGATCCACAACTCCATGACGCCACACCGCGTCGCCACGATCATCGCCGCAGTCGGCATCTCCACCATCAGCGGGTCAACCCCAGTGCGCGGGAGCGATGACGGAGGCAGCGACCAAGTCGAGGTAATGGACCGCATGCAGTCCGGCGCCGAGCCTCCGGACGCCTACCTCCTCGCGGACGAGCGCGCCGACATCCTCGACGCCGCCCTTGCCTCGCTCACCCCCACCGCCGCGACAATCCTGCGCCGCCGGTTCGGCATCGGCGACGACGCGCCGATGACCCTCGCGCAGATCGGCACGGACCCGGCGCTGGACCTCGGCGTCAGCAGGGAGCGCATCCGGCAGGTACAGAACAAGGGCCTGCTCGCCGCACGGGCGTGCCTGGACCGCCTGGACATCGGCGCGGGGGATGTCGCATGGGCGTGATGTTGTTACTTCACAAAAGGACGCCATGAAAACTTCAATCCGAATCCCTGGCAACCTTGACGCCCGCGCCACGGGCCCTGCCATCCGCCCGACTCGTACGAAGCAAATGCACGTTTACGGGGTCGAGGTCGATGCCGACCGCGCGTGGCACAGCAAGATCGACTTCCCGGGCGAGGTCAAAATCACCGTCGTGCTGAAGTGCGGCAAGTCGATCCTCGTGACCCTGCACCCGTCGACCGCCGCCGAACTCGGCGCTGCTATCACGAGCGTGGCGACGCAAGCATCGACACCGGAGCCTGACGATGACTAAGCAGTAGCAACCGCCCGCCGACGCAGCACCGCCTCGCCGCGCTTCTGAAGCTGCCGCACCGACTCGCGGCAGATGGCGCGGCCGGTGGAGACGAGTCCGGTGGATGCGATGGACTCCAGCGCCTCCTCCTCGCCGAGGCCATCGAGCCCGCGGCGGCGGCGAATGACCTCGGCGGCCTCGGGGTCGTGCTTGCGCAGGTCATCGAGGGCCGTAGACGCGCGGCGCCATTTGAGTGCGGCGTCTTCTTCCTCGGCGATGACGGCCTCGATGTCCTCGTGGTCGCCCGCGCATGCCATGGCGACGCGCTTGGCGTCCTTGATGCCGCGACCGCTCTCGCTACCGGAGCCGTCACTCTCGTCATCGTCCGCGCCGGTGGCCACGGTCGAGACGTACACCGGGGCGCCGTGGCGCAGCGCCGCAAGGAGGCCAGACCCGGTGGCCTCGACTTCGAGGATGCCCGCGGCCCATGCGAGGATGCGCTCGGCAGAGCGCTCCTCCTGCTTCTCGCGGTCCTGCTTCGTGAGCGGCGGAGGTGGCACCGATGGGTCGCGGAGCATGACGGTGAGCATGCCCTTGACGTTGCGTGGGGCAGGCGGCAACGCGACCGCATGCGCCGCGCGGGCCGTCTCCCACACCTCGCTCGCCACCGTCGCCGCGTCATGCAGCAGCGTGGCGAGGGCGAGTGCCGCATCGAACACCGCGCCCGGGGTGGCAATAATGGCGGGGACGCACGCGGCCTCGGCAAGATGTAGGCTTGCGCGCAGCAAGTCCGCCGGGGCCACGCCCGCGGCCTCGACCTTGCGACGCAACGCGCCAACCCAGTCGGGCGTGCCGAGGAGGTCGCGCTCGGCGTACGCTTCGCCCGCGCCCTGGCGAATCCAGGGGATGGAGTACGATGCGATGCGGGCGGTCATCCCGTTCTTGTGCACGGCGCTGTGGTCGTAGTCCATCAGTGCTCGGCGCAGACCCATCGCCGCGCCTTGCACGAGGTCGGCGCGCATCGTCGCGCCAGCGGCCTTGTAGTACTTGACCTGCGTGGCAAGGATGAGCCTGCCGTTCGCCCGGATGGCATCGTCAACAGCGCGTTCAAAGCGACGACGAGCGCCAAGGACTTGCTGCGGCGGGCCAGCGTCCGGCGCTGGGTGCATCGAGGCGGCGAGCGAGGCGAGTGCCTCGGCGAACTCCGGGGGCAGGCGGGCGCCCTTTGGGGCAGTGGCGGCGAGCAGCGCCCGGCCGTCCCGGTCGCAGACCACATCGGCGGCGCCGGAGAACTTAGCCCACGCCTCGGCGACGTGCGGGTCCGCCAAGGTCGGCGCGAACAGGGCCAGCGTCCCACACCGCGCCTCGCGGCCAGCGCGCACCGCCGCCGGCCGGCGATCCGGCAGGCAAGCGAGCCGACGCCCGGGCGCGCCGTTCGGGCCGCCGCGCCTTGCACCGCATCCCACCTTGTCCGACCCGGGCACGATCACGCGCCGACACCGCTTGCACGCGGGCGGTGGGTCGAGCCAATCCGCCAGCGCCGCCCTGAGCTCGCGCACCCCTCCCCGCCCCGTCTGGTCGGTCGCCCGCGCCCGGACCCGTAGGCAGGCGGCCAGGCGCGCAGGGGCGTATGTCTCGGCCGCCCGCCACAACGCCCGGCGCAGAGGGAGCACGGCCTCGGCGGCGGCCTGCCCGCGCTTCCCGTCCTCGGCGGCATACGGCGCAATGACCGCGGCCGTAAGCGCGCCCTCGTCCATCTCCATCGACCCCATCCGCCCCGGTCCACGAAGGTGCGTTCCGCGCTTGCTCGCTCCAGACATGCGAGCATGCTAGCACAGGCAGCGCAGGCCGCGCGATCCATGGGCGAAAATAGTTGCTTGACATTCTAGCGTGACGGTGCGAAGGTGGCGGCATGTCCAACGACACCCGTGACGAGACCATTGCTTCCCTCCGCGCTTTGCTTGTGAACAAGGAGCATGAACTCGCAGACCTGCGCCGCGACCTTGCGCGTTCTGCTGGTCGTTTGGAGTTCGCCAATCCCGGAAGCGCACTTCGGGCGGCATCGCCCTGCAACCCGCGGAACATCGCGTGCCCCACATGCGGCGAGGATGACCGACTCACACCCGAGGACTCCCGCCTCGGCTATCAGTGCGACGAGTGTGCCGATCGGGCCGAGGGTCGCGGCGGGTACGAGTGATTGGTAAATAGCCTCGCGGCGTGGCCATCCTTGACGCCGTCGCATCGCTACTCTCTGCCGCCGCGCAGCGTCTCTCACCGGGCGCTGGCGCGGTCGCTCGCGTTGATGCGGGGCCGTTGTTCCCCACTGCCGCGACCGCCGAGGCCGTCGACCGTTCCGACTGCATGGGTGGCGGGTGCGGCCCGGGTGGGTCGCTGTATGGTGCGGGCGTAGGTGGCATCGCTGGGCTAACTGGGGGCTTCGTCGGCCTCGACCGCATGACCATCGAGGCGCTGTATTACGGCGACCAGTTCTTGCGCATGGTGGTGAATAAGATTCTGGAGGACGGCATGAGCAAGCGGCCGTCGCTCGCCGGTGAAGATGGCGAGATGTCGGGCTGCATCGAGTGGCTTGACAACCGGGGGTTCTGGGATGCGGCCAAGCGGGCGATGCTGTACGCCCGCATGTACGGCGGCGGCGGGGTCGTGTGCCTCATCGATGACGGGCGGGCGAGCCATGAGGAGGTGAACCTCGCGGGCATTCGCGGCGTGCTCGGGTTCTATGCGCTGCCGAAGTGGTACCTGACGCCCGCTGATGCTGGGTCGCCGAGGGTGCAGGCCGGGTGGTACGGCCAGCGCATCGGTCGGCCGGAGCACTACCTCGTGACGCCGAACATCCCGCTCGGCGGTGGCGACCCGGGGGACATCGGCGCGGCGATGAAGGGCAGCGCTGGGGGCAAGTTCCACCGGAGCCGCATCATCCCGTGGCAATACTGCGACGAGATGGACCTGCGCCTCGCTCGTCGGTACGCCAACGGCAACGGATGGGGGCCGGGCGTCGTGGAGTCCATCTTGCAGCCTTACCTCGCGCGCAAGGAGGGGCAGGCGCGCATCAACGGCATCATCCGCAGCCTCGTGGTGAACGTGCTGTCGATGCCGGACGTGACGGCCTCGCAGTCGACGCCATCGGGCGGCCTCGCCTTGCGCGCGGCGCTCGACTGGTTGAAGGCGTGCAGGGACTACACCGAGGACGGAGTGCCAATCGTCGCCATCGACAAGGCGTCGACGCTGTCCTCGCTGTCGCACTCGGTCACCGGGGCGAACGACCTGCTCGCGTCTCAGCGGCAGTTCCTCCTCGACACCTGCTCGGAGTATCCCGCGGTGGCGCTGTTCGGGGACTCGGTCGGCGGCCTGTCCGGCGGCGACCGTGAAGGCGAGTGGATGAGCTACTACAACAACGTCGACGCGTGGCGCTCGTGGGCGTGGTCCGGCGGCACTTTCGGCGGTGGCATTCGCCAGGCCGTGCTCCTCTCGCAAGCCGTGCCAAGCGGCCCCACGTTCGGCCAGATGGACCACACGACCACACCGACGTGGCCGAGCCTGTGGAAAGCCAGCGCCAAGGAACAGGCCACCACCCGCCTCACGAACGCACAGGCCCGCGCACAGGACAAACTCGCCCTCAACCTCACCACCGAGGCCATGGTACGCCACGACCCCACAACCAAAGAGGCCTACCCGAGCCTCGATGTCGACGAGGGCCCACTCCCCGCACTCGAAGGCAACGGCGTCGCAGGCGTCGTCACCCCGGCCCTCGGCGACCCCGCCGCCGCACCCTCGGCGATGACCCCCGGCGCCACGAACGAAGCCCTCGCCGCACAGGCAGACCCGAACGCCCCGCAAGACGCGGCACCCGCAGCACTCCTTGCGCCGCCGTCCGACGCATGCACCGAGGCCGAACTCGCCGCCTCGATGAAGATGACCCGCCCGGCGATGCGCAAACTCCTGGAGTCGCAGAGCGTCAAGCCGTGGCCCATGCCCAAAGGCACCCGCGGCGGCCACCGCTACTCGCTCGCCGAGGTCATGCGCGCGTGGCAGCGCGACACGACCGACCGGGCGGATGGCATCCTCGGCAAGCGCTAGCGCATCAATCCGACGCGGCGCCATGCGAGGCGCACCACTGCCGGAACCTGTCCGTTGCCGAGACATGCGAGTCGGTCCACCCGAGCGGCCACCCCATCAGCCACTCGACCCACGCTGGGTTCATGCTCCCACCAACCACAACGTTCAGCGGTGGCGTGTTGCGCAGCGCTTGACTCGGCGGGTTGTTGTTCTTGCTGTCGTTGACGGTCGGCGTCGGGAAACGCTGCACCGCCGTCCTGAGGTTCATCCCGCCCTGACAATTCTTCGAGCGCCCCACCCCGCCGTCGCCATCCGACTTCGTCGGCGTCGGCCACGTCCTGCGCCCGACCACCGTCTCCAGATTCGGGAAGCGACCGGGCGCCCACGCCGACTCTGGCGTGATCGTCGCTGCCATCGCAGAGCACGTCCGCGGCGTCGGCCAGCGCTCCGATAATCCAGATGCGGTCTCGCTGATGCGGCGCTCCGGTGTCGCAAGCCCCGAGCACTCCCCACCTTGCATCATACCCCAGCGCGGCCAAGTCTCCGAGAACGCGTCCAAGCCCGCGAGAAGTGAGCATTGGGGAGTTCTCCATGAGGACGAAGCGCGGTCGTACTTCGCCAACGATCCGCGCCATCTCTCCCCAGAGGCCGGAGCGGGCGCCGTCAATGCCGGCGCCTTGTCCTGCCGCGCTGATATCCTGGCAAGGGAATCCGCCAGACACCACGTCAACACGGCCTCGCCATGGTCGTCCGTCAAAGGTGCACACGTCATCCCAGATCGGGAACGGCGGGAGGCACCCATCGTTTTGGCGAGCCATGAGAACGCTTGCGGCGTAGCGGTCGAACTCGACGGCGCAGACGGTTCGCCATCCGAGCAGGTGACCGCCGAGGATGCCTCCACCAGCGCCCGCGAAAAGAGCCAACTCATTGAGCATCACGCCTCGGCATGCGGACATCCTAGCACGTCGCCGGCTCCGCCGCCTCGATGACGATCGGCCAGACCGGCAACTTGCCGACGATGCACGGGTACCACGGCTGCTCCAGGGTCTTGCCCGGTCGGCCGTCTTGCTTGGCCATGGTGAACATCAGGCGCCCGTTGTAGCGGTGCGCCGTCCACTGGTAGCCCCTGGCGCACATGACGCGCTGCCCGTCCGCGAGGGCCTTCCACCGCGCAACAGAATCAGACACATCGCGCGGTGGCCCATCGTCCCCGAACGTCATGCGGCAAAAATCTGCGTATCCGTCTGGATCCGGCCAAGGCCTGCGAGGAGCAGCCCTTGCCGGCGTTGGCGCAGACGGGTGCGATGCACCTTGGCATGCGATGCCATCGCCAGCGTCGCTGGTTTCCATCTCCCGGCACAAGGCTAGAAGTTCAATGCTAGTTTGCCTCGCATCTCCAGTAGGGATGGCCCCGGGCGCGTTCTCTCGTGCATATGCGTCCCTGTATGCACGTGCGGCATTTACAATTTTCTCGATTGTTACCATTTCTAATCTTCCTTTTTAGCCCGCGGTCGCAGCGGTTGACTTTTGGCCACACGAAGTCCGAGTGGCGCGTGCTGCATCGGCGGTGGCGGCGGCGTGACCTGGGCTGACGTTGCCCTCTCTACGGCGCCAGCGCTTCTTCCGAGGTCGCGAGCGACTTCGTCTATGCTTTTTGTCTTCAACATTGTGCGCGCGTAGGAAAGTTCTGCATCATTCCATATGGCTCCATTTCTCGGGTGAGGGTGACGAGGCATTTCCCATCCTCGCTCTTGGCACTCAGCGATCCAATCTCTGTCAGCCACGAGAAATTGCGACCAGATGATAGAGAGCACCCCTAAGACGTTCCTCGTCTTAGCGTCTCTGACATCTGCCTCCATGCCGATGGCGTGCAGCATCTCCATAACTGCGGCGTTGTCGCTTTTGCTTACGTGTCTCATGATGTCATTCTAGCACGCTTCGTAGGGCCGCGCACCGGAAGCCCATCATGCGCGTATCGCGGCGTGACGGGTTTTTCATCTATTCCCCTGCTTTAGACTACGCAAGGCATGCCTATCAAGGCAACCCTATCAGCTTGGCCAGCAATGCAGGCACCTCCCTGCGCTGGTGAACTACGTTCCCCGCGGGGGGCCGCATGCGGCCGCGATAGGGTGCCTGATAGGCTGCCTGCGTGTCAAGCTGTAATTGTTAACGCGCGAGGGGAGGGTGCAGGGCGGGTGTGCGGGCCGGTCGGCTAACCCGCGCATAAGGCGCCGCGCGCGTGGCGCATGGTGAAGTGGGGCGGAAGTCATGCTAAGATGCCTGCATGATCGACCGAGAATCAATTGTGGACTTCCTCCGAGCGCAGGCAAAAAGCGCGGCCGGCGCTGACAGCAACAATCCCATCGAGCGCGTGGCTGCATGCGCAGTCGCGGCCGCCGCTGAGACGTTCGCCAACCAGATCGAGCGCGGCAACGACCTCACCCTTCGGCGCCTTGCGTGTCACCTTGGACCACTGTGAGGCCCTGGGCCGCTCCATGATCGAGGCCGCCGCCTTCGGTCGCACCCTCCTCGCCCTGACCTCCGCCGCCGCCTGAGAGACCCCGCTATGACCCCAACATTCCTTGAACTCTGTGCTACCTACTCCAAGGCACACGCCGCACATGCTGAGGCCCTGGCCGCCGCTGAAGCAGCCTTTACAGGGCGCGCCCGTGTGTGGAAGCAGGCATCCGCTGAGCACAAAGCAGCCGAGGTGGCCATGGAGGCCGCGCAACGGGCCCTTCTCGCGGCAGTCATCGAGATCGACAAGAACGGGTGGCAGAAGTGACCCCTACCCAACCCATCGCGCCCGATTACGCCGCCGCTTGGGACCGCCTCTCTGACGTTGTGGCCAGCGAAATGGGGCCCGTGCCTGACCTTGCACTCATCGAGCCCGGCATCCGCATCCTCGAGCTCGCCGCTGCCTACCGCGTCGCTCATGCCGCCTTCGAGGCGGCGCCTGAGGGTGAGCACATGGAGCCGCTTCGCTTGCTTGAGATTGCCCGCTGCACGCTCCTCTCCGCCGCCCTCGGGGTGCTGCCATGACCACTGAAACCGATTACGCCGCCGCATGCCTCCCAGATCGCCTGCGCTGCGCCGCCCACTTGGACCGCGTCCACTTTGACGTGCCCACGGACGAGCAGGAGCTTGCTGCATGCGCAGTCGCGGCCGCCGCTGAGACGTTCGCCAACCAGTAGTTTTGCGCGCCTTGATTTCCCCGCCCGCACCATCGCCGAAGGCTTGACCGAGGCCGAGTGCCGCCACCTGTCCGGCATGTCCGCCGCCGATGCGCTCGCGTGGTGCGAGGACCGGGCGCGACTGCTGGCCAAGTAGCCGCCTACCCTCGCCGCGCATGGCCGACACCCTGAGTTACGTCAACGCTCCCGACATCACGATCGACGAGGCGTTCGTCGGTCGTTCGGGTGCAGTCCCCACCGTCGACATCACCGCCGCCATCGCCGCGCAGGTCGCCGCGAGTGAGACCGCCGCGGCCGCCGAGGTTGACCTGCTCGCCGCCATTCGCTGCGACCTCATCACTGGTGCGACGGGCACCACGTATAGCTTCATCCCGCGCCGCGCCGGCACCTTGACGAACGTCGACTGCGTGCTGGACGGCGCGAAGACTGCCACCGGCGCCGCGTCGGTCGCTGTCACCATCGCGGGCGCGGCAGTCGTGCTGTCTGACGCCGTGTCGTTCGCCATCGGCTCGGTGTCCGGCGCGACCGTCTCCCGCACCGTGTCGAGCGGCGGGGCGTACACCGCGGGCCAGACCATCCGCATCACGACCACGAGCGCCAACACGGCCGCGACCTTCGGCACCGTGAGCCTCGCGGGGACCCGGGCCTAACCCGGCGCCACCGGCATGACCACCGCCGCCGACATCTTCACCGCGCCGCGCTTCGACTTCGCGTCGGGCGTACGCTTCGACTTCGCGCCGCCGGTTCGCCTCGGCGCGACGCCGGTGGAGATTCGCGTGGACGGGTACCGCGTTTACAAGGGCGTCGCAACCTTCGGCGATGTCGTCCTCGACTATCCCGACCTCGACCCGCCGCGCTCCGAGTTCCGCCCCGCTACCGAGGTGATGTCCGACGAGGCCCTCGCGTCGATGGTCGGCGTGCCGTTCACGCTGCATCACCCCGACGACATGCTGGACGAACACACCGCCCGCGACCATGGGCACGGAGCGGTCCTCTCGGCGCGCAGGTCCGACACCTCGCCCGACGAGATGGACGTGCTCGTCATCGTCCACAGCGCCGAGGGCCAGCAGGCCATCGAGTCCGGCGAACTCCGCGAACTCTCGCCAGGCTACCGCGCCCGCGAGGACCGCACGCCCGGCATTCACCGCGGCCGCCGTTACGACGTGGTCCAGCGCGGCCACCGATACAACCACCTCGCGGGGGTCGACATGGCCCGCGCCCGCACCCCGGACGGCCGCGTCGCCCGCCTTGATGAGCAGGCCCCCGCGCCGGTCTCCTACCCTCACGTCAGCAGCATCCGAGGAAGCCACATGGAAGACGATATCCAGACCCCGCCCGACGCCACCCGCCTCGATGCCGACGCCGTGACCCCGCCCAACGATGACGAGGGCGCGAAGCCTGTCAAGGACGAAGGCGAGATGGTCCTGTCCGACGATGACATGGCGCTCGTCAAGCAGATGAGCCCCGAAGGTCAAGCGCTCATCATGGGCCTGATGTCCGGCGAGGCCGCCGAGCATGAGGCGATGGAACTCGCCGCTGCAACCTCCGCCGCCAACGCCGAGGGTGCCGAGATCGCGGAGCAGAACGCCGAGGGCATGCCCGCCGACGACGCCGCGCCGCCCATGGCCGGCGGCATCCTCGACGCGCCCGCCATCGCCAAGATGATCGCCGACGCCATTGCGGCTGCGATGGGCCCGAAGCCCGACGCCGCTCCGCCGGCTCCGCCCGCCGCTGCCCCCGTCGCCGACGCGAAGAAGACCGACCGCGCCGCCATCGATGATGACGTGGTCGCCCGCGCCGCAGAGGCAGCGACCCGCGCTTACAACGATGCGGCGTCCGTGACCGAGGCCGTTCGCAAGAATGACCACGCCGCGGCCGGCCCCGCGTCCGCCACCGAGATCGCCATGCAGGTCATCTCGGACAACACCCCCAAGATGCTGGAGGACGCGAAACTCGCCATTAAGCAGGGCCGCATGGACTCTTTCCTGCGCATCTACGGGACCGCCGAGGACCGCCGCCGCGACTCTCTCATCGCCGACCAGATGGGCGTCATCTCCGAGACGATGCGCAAGGTCGAGGACGAGACCCCCGTGGCCTTCATTCTGCCCCAGAAGCACGTGCGCCAGTAACCGACGCGCCGCCGCCCGCCACAACTTTCCGCCGCTCACCCCACACCGGACACCCGCCGCCATGACCCAGACCGTAACCAACCGCTCACTCTACCGCATGCTCCCCGGTCTGATGGTCACCCCGTCAGGCGCCGGCACCGAGCCCGAGTCCATCTGCGCGCCGTACAACGTGCAGCAGTTCACGTTCACCTTCGGCGGCGCCGACCCCCTCGCCGCGGGTGCGTACACCGTCACGTGGGTCACTCCGCTCAACGGCACCATCGTCACCAGCATCACCAGCGATGGCGTCATCGGCCTCAACACCGGCGCCACGCTGCTCGCCGCGGCCATCAACCAGACCATCGGCGTCGACTCGCTGTTCTACGCCACCGCTTCGGGTGCGGTCGTCACGGCCTACGCCAAGAGCCCGAACACCGACCTCGCCACCCCCGTCACCGCGGTCCCCGGCGCCGACACCCTCACCGCCGCCGAGAGCGTCGTCCCCTCGGCGCCGTCCCTGCGCATGGGCCTGTTCTACGTCTACACCAACCCGGGCACCCCGTACGCCATCACCGGCACCCCGCGCGGCGCCAACGTCGTCGCGCTCCCCGGCGCAACCTCGACTATCGCCGACCTTCGCGGCGTCGTCGCTCGCGCCGTCTCGCAGACCGAGTTGTCCGCGACCTTCAACGACAGCCTCACCAACGACGCCTATCCCGCGGGCTCCCTTGCCCCGGGCCTCAACCGCGGCGAAGTCGTGGCCGTGGTCGACCCGGCAAGCGCCACCATGACCCCCGGCGGGCAGGTCCACGTCGTCATTGCCGCGGGTGCCTACTCGGTCATCGGCTCCGTGGCGAGCGCCGCGGACGGCGGCAACACCATCCGCATCGACAACGCCCCCACCGGCGTCATCCTCGGCCGCGTCCCGGTCGACGGCTACGAGGAGACCCTTTCCATCGGGGCTTACTCGGTCCGCCAGGTCAAGCTCAAGGTCAACCGCGGCAACTAGTCGCCGGCCACCACACGACCCAACAGGCGGCCGCGTAGGCCGCCGTACCCTCGCCCCAGTCGCCCCAACCGTCGCACACCCTCCGAGGTCAACATGTCCGCCCTCCTCCAGTTCAATCACCAGATCGCCGAAGCGGGCGGCCGCGTTTACACCGGCAACCCCAACGCCCTCGGCGCCGTCAAGCGCTACCACGCCGAGCGCAACGACTCCATCGCCGCACTCCTCGGCGGCCGTGCCCTCAACGGCGCGCGCCTCGACAGCATCCCCGCCGCGCAGCGCATGGACAGCAACGGCAAGCCGTTGACCAACGGCGCCCTCGCGCAGTCGATGGCCACCGTCCACGCCTTCGCGCATGCCTTCGGCGAGATCATCGGGTGGAACGACGGCAAGGGCCGCCCGGTCCGCTTCGACGCCCTCGTGCCCGTCGCATCGCAGGCCCTCACGTACTTCTACTCCGAGGTCATGGAGTATGCCCACAGCGGACTCCCGGCGTGGGAAGGCAAGATCCTCCCCATCGATAAGAAGGTCGCCAGCGCCGCCGAGAACTACGTCTGGTACGAGAAGGACCTCACCGGCGTTGCGCGTGCGGCCTCGACCTACGCGGCCAACCAGATCCCCATGGTCGGCGGCCCGATGGCGCAGAGCAACACCGGGAAGATCGTCCCGTTTCTCGTCGGCATGGAGGTCAACTTCCGCGAGGCCATCCAGGCCGCGTTCGCCCGCCAGAACGGCAAGCCCGATTTCCAGATCGAGCGCGGCAAGACCGACGCCTGCCAGCGCGCCATCGCCGAGGCCATCAACTTCCTGTGGATGTACGGCGACGCCACGCTCGGCATCGACGGCCTGATGAACCACCCGGCCATCTCCACCGTCGGCATCACCGGCGTGTGGTCGGGCAAGACGGCCGCGCAGATCCTCGACGACCTCACCACCATCATCAACACGATCCCGAACGCGACAGCGGGCCAGCTCGGCGACCGCAGCAAGATCACCATCAAGCTTCCGCCGTCGCAGTGGCAGCGGGCCAACTCGATCCCCGTCACCGCGGCTGGCAGCGAGACGGTGCTGGAGTTCGTCAAGAAGACGTACAAGGGCATCACCATCGAGGAGGAGCAGAGCTTCGCCTCGGCGAACTCGCAGATCTACACGGGCGGCCCGCTCGGTCTCAGCCGTGACCGCGGCCTCATCATGTACAACCAGGGCGACGACACGCGGGACCCGTCGTTCGTGCTGTCGCAGGTGATCGAGATGCCGTCCCCGCCGCGCCAGAACGGCCTGAGCGAGACGATGTTCTTCCACGCACGGGCGGGCGGGTGCAAGGTGCCGGACGCGCGCGGCATCCGGTTCATCGAGGGCCTGTAGTCCTCGCGCCTCCGCCTGCCCTGCGCAGGTGAAGCCGCCCGCCCTAGTGGCGCGGCGGCTTTTGTCATGCTAGGATGTCGGCATGCGCACGACTGCTACCATCATCAACGACGCCGTCCTCTACTCGGGAAACCTCGCCGCCATCGCCGACATCGAGGCAGGTTCCAACCCGAACCTCGCGCTGCCTGCAAATCTTCGCGCTTCGTCTCGCGTCATGCTTGAACTGGTTGCGCTCGCCCGCAAATTGCAGAAGTACGAGGACCGCGAACTAGACATCGCCCGGGACTTGTAGCGGCAACCCGCGCCCGCCGCGTCCACTCTCGCGGCGATGGCGAAGCAAGACGAACTCATCACGCGCGACCCGTGGGCGTGGCAACCCGCCGAGCAGGTCATGGTGCTTGTGTCCAAGCGCCCCCGCAACGTCCAGTTCCCGCGGGCTTTGCTCGACAAGGACGCGACGCCGGAGCAGATGGCGCGGTGGCTGTCGCGCGAGTCGACGGCGAGCGAGCGCAACGAGACGACGTTGAACCTCAACGCGGGCGTCACGTTCCTCGCAACGTGGACGAGCGCGTGGGCGTACCGCGAGGCCGCTGGCACTAACCAGGTCCCGAAGGGTGCGCCGCGCGAGACCGACATGGTGCTCGTGACTCCGCCCGCGACGGCCACGCTGTCCGGCCGCGACTGGAAGGACCGCGAGAGCGGGCGCCCCAACCCCGTCGTCCAGCATGCCGCATGGCGCCGCGTCGTGGCGTACCTGAAGGCCCGTGGCGAGGCGCTGCGCGAGGCCGGGGACTTCGACATGTGGACCGCGGACGACGGCGCCGAGGGCCCCGAGGTGATGCTCCTGCCACTCGGCGACATGCTCACGCGCCGCAACGACGCCGGCCGCCAAGCGGAGGCCGCGACCCTCGCCGCCATCCCGTGGTGCCGCGAGTCGGCGCACCTCGGCGCGCTGCACGACTACGCCGCCCGCTCGGCCGGGTCGTGGAACATCGCCACCGCCTGCCGCGCCCGCGCGCTGCACTTCTCGCCGACGAAGCTGTGACGTGCTAGAGTGGCAGCATGCAGCAATACCGCGTCGTCAAGTTCACCGTGATGGCCTACTTCCAAGGCAAGATGATTCCCACGGAGATTGAGTTTCGATACGAAGACAAGGGCGATGGCATCGAGCCGAAAGCCCTGTACATCGCTGGCGACCTGTTCACCATCTCCAGCGCGTGCAACCGCATGCGCACCGACAAGTAGCCTCGCCGCATGGCCTGCACCTTCGCGGATGATGCGTACCTCGTCGCCGCGTTCCCGTTCGTGGTGGCCCGGACCCCCGAGCGGTGGATCGTCGTGGTCGTCACCGCCGAGGCTGGCGCGTACGACGTGACCCTCGGCGGCGCGTCGTTCCCGTTCGTGGCCGTCAATGCCGACGATGCGACCGCCATCCGCGATGGGTTGCAGGTCGGCCTCGGCGGTCAACCCCTCGCCGCCATCGCGGGCATGGGCGTCAACGGCCTCGTCATCATGGAGTTGCAGCCGAGCGGCCTCGGCGTCACTGCGACCGGGCCGACGCAGGGCGACATCACCGCTACGCTGCAACCTGGCACCGGGGACAGCAACGCGACGGCGCGAGCGTTCTGGCTGGATAGGGCCAAGTGCGGCCTGCCCCCGTGCTGCGTCGTCACGTGCGCCGAGGACTTCACCCTCATGCACGCGGCCCTTGCGGCGCACATGGTCCTCGCGGCGGGCAACACCGGCGGGACCGGGCAGTTCGCTGGCAACTTCTCGCACATGTCCCTCGGGCCAGCGTCGCTCACCGCGGGCGCCTCGGCGTGGAAGTCCCCGGCGGATTCAGTCCTCGCCACGACCGAGCCCGGCCGGATGTACCTCATGCTGCGGGCGCGGTACGTGTTCCCGTTCGCTTGCGCGTGAGGCGTGCTAGACTGGCGGCATGAATGACACTGACGACGACCGACTGACAGAGGATGAGCAAGTCGTGATGCTGCGCATCGCCGTTCGTGTACTCGCCAGATATGACGAGCACGCACTGTCATGCAGGGTTGAGCGAGTCGCGGACGCCATCCAACTGTCTGCGCAGGACGGAAAGTCGTACAGGCCGATTGATGCCTGACGCCTTCGACCAACTCATCCGCGACGTGTCGCGCCTGTCCGCGTCGGCCGTCTGCGGCGTGGTCGATGACGAGGAGAACGCGACGAAGCTGGCCTACTCCGAGCTCGGAACCCGCACCGAGCGCCCTAGGCCCACGCTGTCCGCCGCGACCGACCGGCTCGCGCGGCCCATCAGCGACGCTATCCGTCGCCGCGTGGTCGCCGTGCTGTCCGCCTCGCGCACCATGACCGGCGAGACCATCCTTGCGGAAGTCGGCGGCATGCTGGCCGAGGAGGTGCGCGACGCCATCGACGGCAACACCGCTCCCCCGCTCGCGCCGTCGACCCTCGCCGCCCGCCGCAAGCGCGGCAACTTCTCGGCGCGCACGCTGGTCGACACCGGCAAGATGCGCCTGGCCATCAAGGTCGACACGAAGCCCGGAGTTGATGCGCAGTGGCCGGACGACGGGGATATGCTAGACTGACGCGCATGCTCGACCAAATCACCGACGCGCAACTCGACCACATGATGCACGCTGTCGGCCGTCTCAAGTTCCGCGACAGGCCACGTGCTCGCGCGAAGAAACTAGCCGACTGCTATCGCAACTACTTCTGCTCCGAGGTCGACCCGTCGTGGGAAGACCTCGTGGACAAGGGCTTAGCGTCTCGCCGGATCGGCGGTGCCGCGACAGGAGGCGACCCGGTGTACAGCGTGACGGACGCTGGGTTCGCCATCCTCCTGCAGCGCCGCGCCGCGTTGCTCGGCGGACTCGACACAGCCAAGGCCAACCTTCGCCGGTTCGATGGTCGCTGATAGCCTCACCCCATGGCCCTCACCGCATACCTGCCGCTCGAAGCCGTGTACAAGCTCCACGAGCAGGCCGAGCGGTGGATCCTCCGTCGCTACCTGCCCGCGACCGCCGAGGCTGGCGGCGCCGAACGCACGCGGCCCGGGTGGAACGAGTCGGTCATCGACGTGTTCCCGGACCGCTCCGGCAAGGCGACCGGCCTCACCGGCGCGGGCCAGACCTCGCCGCAGACCGCGACCATCTACACCCGCTCGCGCATTGTCACGACCGACAGCGCGAGCGACCCGGTGCAGGGTTGCGACGTGCTGTTCGACCCCATGATGCGCGCGTGGCAAGCGACCGCGTCCGGCGAATGGGACGAGGCGCGAGGCTTCGCGGTGGTGCTCACTCGCCGAGGCGGGCGCGGGTTGCCGCCGTGGTCGTGACGCGCTAGGATGCCGTCCACGATGAAGACGTTTTACTGCCTCGACCTCGACATGAGCCACCCCGACGACTTCGCCGAGTCCGCCAAGAAAGTCGAAGGCCGGAGCGACAGCGACGCTGCATTCAACATGGCCTTCTTCGAGGGCATGGAAGACGGCACCAAGGCGCGCATCATGGTCGCCGACAACCCGGCTGGCGATGACGCTCTCGTGTTCGTCGTCACTCAGCGCGTGACCGTGTCCTACGATGTCAGCGAAGGAAAATGACCGCCATCGCCTCGCTCATCCTGTACGCCCGACTGCTCACCCTCGACCCTCGCGACGCTGTCACCCTCGCCGCGCGGCTTGAACGCGTGGACGAGGCCACGCTGATGCACCTGTGCGTCATCGAGAGCGGCGGGTGTCGGCGCGTCGGCATCCACTCGCGCGCCCGCCCAAACGTCGCACGCAGGCCGGGACTCGGCGCGTGGGTCAAGGCCATGCGTGCCGGCATCGTCCGCCCGTCCGAGGAATGCCCGCACCACCAGCAGTCTGACGACCCCGAACGATGGGGCGTGCGCGGGCCGATGGGCCTCGTCGCCGCGTACCACCTGCACCGCCTCGCGCCATGCGCCGCGCCGGAGGCCCTCGACGTGCCCATGCTCGCCGCCGTGGTCGCCGCCCGCCATGTCCGGCAACTCCGCCGCATGGTCCCCGCCGACCGCGTGGCGGATGCGTGGCGCCTCGGCGTGGGCAGGGTGCGGCGTGGGGCGTGACGTGCTAGGATGTCGGCATGTACATCCAAGGGGCTCCGCTGTCAGAACTCTGCGCCGCTTGCGGCAATCGCTGCCCACCAGGTGGAGCGCGGTATGCCATCCATCGTGACGGGTTTGGCAAGGGCCCAGAAGTGGCCATCTGCAATTCGTGCGGCGCTGGCGAGCGGCCGACCTGTGAAGAGTTGTGGGAGATGATCGCCAAGCGCATGAGCAGCGCAAGCGGCGTCATCAACATCTAGCCTCGCCGCATGCCCGCGGACACCTTGCTATGGGACGAGGACGCGTGCCTCGACGCGATCAAGGTGTTCGTGGTTGCCGCGTGCAAGGGCGCGGTGAGGTCCGGCGACGTGTATCGCTGGCGAGGGTCGGCGGTGCCTGCGACGACGACGCGGCCGAGCATCCTCCTCGCGCCGGTCAATGAGTTGCCGGTGCTGTCCTCGCCGATGGGTGAGGAGTCGGACACGGCGCAGGCGCAGCGGTGGGCCATCACGGTCGACACCGCGGCGGTGGGCGCGTGGACCATCGGCGCGTTGGGTGAGACCGCGGCGCCGTTCGTTGCGGGCGCGCTGGACACCCCGACCACCATCCGCGATGGCCTCGTGTCGGCGCTTGACGCCCTCGCCTTGCCGCTCGCCACGTCGACCGCGGGTGGTGGCGAGATGGGCGTCCTCGGCGACGTTGCGGGCGTGTCCCTCGGCGTGACGCTCACGACCCCCGCAGGCGGCGCGGTGACCATCGACATCGTGGACGACAACATCCGCCGGGCTGTTTACAACTGGGGCATCTACACGGTCCGCCTACTCATCCGCGACACCCCGAGCGCCGAGCGAACCCCGAGCGCTGGCCGCAGGTCCGTGGCCCTTGGCATCGCCGAACGCGTGCGCCTCTACTTCCAGTCCTCATCGCTCCCCGTCGTCAACGGGTCGGCGTACCCGTACCGCAGCGACCTCCTCGCCCTGGCGAACGCCCGCCTCGCATGGCGCCAGACCCACGCGCCCCGGTCGTTCTCCGAGCAGGACGCGGGCGGGTGGACGCGCGGCGTGTCGCTGGACGTGGACTTCGATGTGCCGTGCGCGCTGCTCCACGACGTGCCGAGCCTTGACGCCATCCTCCTCGCCGCCGGGCCGGACGTTATGTGACGCGCTCAAGCATGCTGGCCCTGAATTCCCAAACGAGACCATCGGCCTTGGCGCACTCCATGGCATGCGTCACGACAGCCGTCTTGCGCATGGAGAACGACTCGCCGTCGATGTCGACATTGAGCACAGGCTCCTTGCCCTGCGAAAATGCCGCAAGCCACGTGATGCAATAGTTCGTCTTGCGGGCCTCATCGTTCGTGATGTGCCGCGATGGCTCCATCGTAAAGGCCAGCGTCGCGGGCCGAGGCAGCGGGGCGAAAATCACCCCGCCGTCTGCGAAATACTCCGGGCGCGGTGTCTCAACGTTGATCTCGCAGTGTGTGATGGACCCCGCCGCAACGGGCGAGTCCCCGTCTGCGACAGTGATGGCCATGGCGCGATGGCAAAGTGTCAGCTTGAGCACCGTCCAAGTCTAGCATGAGCAGGTGATGCCCGTGCCTACCCTCGCCGCGTCGGCCCCTGACCCGGGCGGCGAGGACACAGGCACATGGGCAACAATCCCTCCGTCAGCATCAAGACCACCGTCGTCGCGCCCGCCCCGGGCCTGAACTTCCTGCACCGCACCCTGCTCACGTGCCGCCCGGGGAGCGCCGCGTTTGAGACGGGCTTCGAGAACTCCACGCAGTCGTGGATGGTCATCGACCCCGGCACCGGACTCGGCATCTGCGCGGAACTCGGCGCCAACAACTACGCGTCCCGCCTGAAGTCCCTCGGCGCGACCGTTGATGACCCCGCATACATCGAGGTTGACAACCACTTCACGCAGCTCGCGGTGGCGCAGCCGAACCGCACCATCCCCAGCATCAAGCGGCCGGACGTGGTCTACCTCGGTCGGCGCACGCGCGCGGTGAACTCGACGCAGACGTTCACGTTCACCAACTCCGGCGCGGCCGACACCTCGGTGCGCATCCGCATCAACCCGGCCAAGTTCCGCTTCAGCGATGCCACCCCCGCGGGCGCGCTCGCCGATGTCACCGTCGCCGCCGATGGCGTGCTCACCCCGACGCAACTCGCCACCGCGGCCGCCGCTGCCCTCAACGCAATCACCGACTTCGCCGCCAACTTCAGCGCGACCCCTGCCCTCGGCGTCGTCACCGTCGCCAGCCTCATCGACGGGTACCCGCTCATCATCGAGGTCACCTCCTCGACCGGCGGCCCCACGATGACACAGGTCGTCACCACCGCCAACGTCGCCGGCAACTACGCCCTCGACCTGGACGACATCCAGGCCGCCGTCGAGTACAACACCACCGGCGACAACGTCCCCGGCCGTAAGTTCTTCTGGGTCACCGACCTGCAAGGCGACGACGTGGTCAACGACGAGGGCGCGCAGTGGGTCGAGGACCAGGCCAACACCTCGCTCCACAACCCGCCCCGTGGCTACATCTTCGGCCAGTGGTCCACCACCGGCGCCAAGGCCATCAAGTTCGGCGCGGACTTCATCGGTAACTTCGACCCCTCGGCGACCGACAGCGCGAGCCAGACCGCACAGGCCGCCAACGCCGGCATCGGCTACAGCACCTCGTTCGTGCTCGACCATGACCGCTGGGAACACGCGCCGATGGCCCTGTTCGGCCGGTGCTGCGGCTACCTCCCCGGCGAGGTCTCGTTCACCGACAAGGTCCTCTACGGATCGACCGCCAACTCGCGCATGACCCCGCGGGACTACGGCGACAACGACAGCCTCACCGACGACCGCAAGTTCAACGTCTACTCCGCCGAGGGCCCGAAGGGCGCATGCCAGTGGGGCTTCCTCAGCGACGGCTCGTTCATCGACCGCAAGTGGATCGAGTGGTATGTGACCTACCTCTGCGCCCTCCGCCTCGTGGAGTGGAAGCAGCGCGCCAACATCACCGCCTACACCGACGACAGCATCAGCGCAGGCGCTGGCATCATCGCGGGCGCCATGGCCGAACTGCCCGCCATCGACACCTCGTCCATCCAGGTCTCGTTCCTCCCGCGCGCGGCCGTCAACCCGGGCAACATCGCGGCCCGCATCTACAACGACTACAACGCGTTCGCGGTGTCCTTCGGCGTCATCAACAAGATCGGCACGCTGAGCGAGCCCATCCAGGTGACCATCAACGACGCGGGCTAAGCCTCGCGCACCCGCCACGCCACCGCACGCCACGCAACCCCGCCGACTGAGAGACCGCCACCATGTCCATCACCGCCACCAATCTCAACGCTGCAAAGTTCTTCGTCGGCTCGGACCTCACCCGCCTCCGCGGCGCCGCGGACGACTTCTTCAAGATCACCAAGGCGTCGGATGTCGGCGGGGGCATCGGTGGCATCCAAGGCGATGTCGCGCTGTTCTCCCGGTCGCAGAACCTGTACGTCGGCGAGCTGACGCTGCAGCAGTCGGCGCAGGCCGTGACCACGCTGCTGCAACTCTCCGCGGTCGGCGAGGAGTTCCCGGTCAAGGTGGAGTTCAACGACTACTCGTTCGTGGGCTTCGCGGTCATCCAGAACGAGGGCGACCTTGTGGCCAGCCTCGGCACGATGACGCGGGTGATCACGCTGGCGATGGCGTACGTGAGCGGCAACGTGGCGAGCGGTTCGGGCCGCACGTTGCAGGTGTAGCGGCGGCGTGCTAGACACGCGGTGTCGGTCGGATGCGGGTTCAAGTCCCGCGCGCCGCAGTGCGGCGTTCGTCTAACGGAAGGACACGACTAGGGGCCGGCCATCGCAAGGTGGCCGGCCTCGGGCCTTTTGAGCGCAAGCATGCTAGCATGTCCGCATGCTACCACGCACACGCAAAGCACTTCGCAGCCAACGGGAAACCATCCAGCGCCGGCTTAGCTTTGTCACAGGGCGCACGATGGCCTTGCCAAAATTGCACCACTACGACGACGCCGAGGCGGCGGCCCTCGCTACCGCTCTCGTGCTGATCGACGACGCCATCTTGCAGAGCGAGGAGGCGTCGGCATGGGATGCTCATGACCGCAAGATGCTCTCGGCGCTGGCGTACATCGACCGCGTGGCGCACCCTCGCCGCACGATGCAGAAGATCGAGATTGTCATCACCAACGACGCGGGCGAGTCCAGCGTCATCGCTTCCACCAACCGCCACAGCGTCGACCATTGCATCTACGCCACCAACCTGTCCGGTCACATGGACGCGCGCAAGGCGATGACCCCGGGCGAACAGATGGCCGTGTCGCGCCTGTGCCTCAACGCGGCGGCCCGCATGTTCGCGGCGGACCCGACCGACGCCGCATGCCTCGCCGCACTCGCGGCCTTCCACTCGGCCGATAAGTCCATGCTCAAAACCAGCATTGGTGAGGCGGGCGGGACGGTGCTGCCCGATGGCGATACGCTGCTGGTATCGGCACTCTCGCCACATGCCAAGGCGTGACATCGAGGACGAGGTTTGCATCCGCATCCTGACGCCGGGAGGCGGGGGAGAACTTGAGCGGCGGTGGTGGGCCATCTCGCAACCGCCGCCGAGCGTCGCATTCGCCTTGCAGGCCAGCATCGCGGATGCCCTCGGCGGGGCGGCCGACCAAGCCATCCGCCTGCTGCTCCGCGCCGTGGACCCTGAGACCGAGGAGGAGGTTGAGGCCGCCGAGAAGACCCTCGGCGAGAGCGCCGCGCTGGCCGTGTTTCGCAACGCCCGCGCCGGACGTGCGCTCGTGCCCGAGGTCGTGGAGCTGGTCGACGGCACATCGAGGGACGCGCACCTCGGCGACGCTACCGACCGACTGCGGGCCGTGCTCGCGTTCGTGGGCGGGAACCTCGGCGTGCGCCTGTCCGCCGCGCGACTGGTCGGCGTGCCCGAGCGCGACCGCGACAACCTGGCGTTCCGGTGGAAGGAGCCCGCGCTGCTGCATCAGTTGCTCATGTACTCCGGGCTGAAGTTCGGAGGCACCGGCACCCGCCCCTTCTGGCCCGGGGGCAAGGACGACACGCGCCACCCCGGCGCCGACCTGTGGACCGCCGTCAACGCGGGCAACGTCAACCGCTTCATGGGCGCCCTGGACCTCGTGGTCGCGTCGGCGGATGAACTGGCCCTGCTCTGCGCGTGGGCCGTGATTCACCTGTGGCGCCCTTTCTAGGGCGGCCTCTCTACCGGCCCGAGGGAGTCCCGCCCGGCCCACCCGGCCAGTGCCCACCGCCCGCCCCGCCCATCGGCGTGCGCGGCCTGGAGCATTTTCCCACGCTCGCGCGGATATGCCACCGCTTGAGCATTACCGCGCGCGAACTGGACGAGCGCCTGTCCATTGACGACGTATTCGACGAGGCAGACCTCGCGGTGTACCTGTCCTCGGTGGAGGCGTGCGCCATGCCCGCACCGCCCAAGCCGCACAGGTAGAACTGGCAACTATTCGGAAATCCCGAATAGTTGACTACATGTCGCAGGCGCTCGAAAATAAATCGGCAGGCTAGAATGTTTGATGCTTGACAGGCTAGGATGTCCGGCGTACTGTCTATCCATGCCCGCCACCAAGACCGCTTCCACCGCCGACCTCTTCATCGCCGCCTTCGACGCCGCCGGATTTCAGCGCGACTGCAACGGGTTCCTCGCCCGCGAGTGGAACGACATCGCCGAGATGCTGTCCCCATACATGCGCATCCCGCTCATCGGCAACGCGATCTATTGCTACCCGATCAATCGCCACAGCGACGCGCTTGTGCTCGCCTGCATCGAGGCTTGCCACAAGGCCGCGGCGCTTCTCCTCACCTTCAAGCACGGCAACAACATCGACGACCTCCGCGCGGGCCTCTTCCTCGCTGCCGACCAGTGCCGATACGAGATGGCGCGCCGGGCCAAGCGGGCCGCTGCCTGATGCCGCCCGCCGCCCTCGCGCCCCGCACCCTCACGGGCCGGGGCTTCAGGCGCGCCACCATGCCAACCCCCATCATCACCCTCCCCATCCACACCATCGAGCAAGCCCGCGCACTCGCCGGCTTGCTCCGCGCGTACATCGACGGGCAGGCGCCCGACACCAACGAGGGCGAGGACTGGAAGCCGGACCCGGACCTCGCGGGCGTCGCGGCGCTGTATGCCCATCTCGATGCGGGCATCGCCGAGCATGGCAACAAGCGCCTCACCATCGTGGAAAAACGCGAACTTTACCGCAAGCACCTCGATGCCGAGCGCGAGCGGTGGGCAGGCGCACGTCGAATCATGGGTATCCCAGACCCTGCCTGATAGCCTCGCGCCATGGGCGCGATTCGCACGCTGGTAACGAAACTGGTCCTTGATGCGGACGCCGCGCTCAAGGGCCTGAAGGCGTACGACAAGGCTTGGACCACCGTCGCCTCGTCCGTTGAGGTCACCGCCACGCGCATCGAGCGGGCCGCTGCAAGGGCCTCGGCGTCGCTGGCCAGCGTGGCCTCGGGCGCCGGGCAAGTCTCCACTGCGGCCGGGCTAGGCGCTCGTGGGCCCGCTGCGCCCCGGACCACGGGCGCACCCTCCCGCGCCGCCCCGCGCAAGGCCGGGCCCGACCCGCTCGACAAGGCCATCCGCGCCGCCAACATCAGCGAGGCCGCCCGCGCTGGACTCGCCGCAGGGTCGCAGGCCATCAACACCGCCACGGCCGCGCTAGGCCCCCTCGCGTCCAAGGCCGACCACGCCAAGGCGAAGATCGCGGACCTCACCGCGCAGGTCGAGCGCAACCGCAAGGAGATGGCGGACCTGAAGCGCCAGACCATCGAGGTCGGCGACGCCGAGGGCAAACTCGCCGCTCGCTCCGCTGGCCTCGCCGCCGCAAACAAGGACGTGGCCATCTCGCTCACGCAGGCCAAGCGCGGGCTATCAGAAGTCCGCGGCGGCCTCATCGACAACATCAAGGCCGCTGCCGACCTGTCCGCACGGTTCGGCGTGCTCAAGGTCGCCGCCGGCAACATGCTGTCCTCGGCGGTGCAAGGCATCGGCGGCAAGATTGTCGACGGCCTCAAAGGCGCGACCGGGGCCGCCGTCGACTTCGAGTCCTCCCTCGTCGGCATCTCCAAGGTCGCACGCGGAACCGACGACACCGCCGAGGGCTTCGCCCGCATCAAGGACGGCATCAAGGCCACGAGCAAGGAACTCGGCGTCCTGCCGACCGAGGTGTCCGACCTCACTGCCCAACTCGCCCCCGCGTTCTCCGGAGTCAAGGAAGGCGCATCCGACACAGCCGTCGACATCGTGGCCCTCGCCAACGACGTGACCAAGATCGGCGTCGCATGGGACATCACCGGCAAGGAGGCCGGCAAGTCGTTCGCCGAAATCTCCTCGGGCCTGCAGCTCACGACCGACCAGACCAAGTCGCTGTTCGGCGGCATCAACGAGATCGGCAACCAACTCGGCGTGAACGCGGCGACGCTTGCCGAGTCTGTCCAGCGCTCAGCAGGCGTTCTCAAGGGCGCCAACATCTCCGGTGAGACAGGCGCGGCGCTAAACGCCGTGCTCATCAAGACGGGCAGCAGCGCCGAGGTTGCGGCGACCGGCGTGCGGACGTTCATCGGCCGCCTCGGCGCTGGCGAGACCAAGGGCCAACTCAAAGCCTTCAAGGCGCTGAACATCGACATGGTCGAGCTGCGCAAGAACATGGCGAACGGGGGCGCCGAGCAGGAGATCAAGAAGGTCGTCGACGCGCTCGCTGGACTCAAGAACGAGGAGCGCCTCGGTGTGCTCGCCGAGATGTTCGGCACGGAGTCCATCGGCAGCATCGGCGCTGCCGCGACCGCGACCGACCTCCTCGCCACGTCCATGCAAATCATGGGCGACAAGACTGCGGCGGCGACCTCGGTGCAGAAGGAGTTTGACCGCGTCGCCGCGACCAGCAAGTCGAAGATCGCCGCGCTCAAGGCGAACATCGAGGTTCTGGCCATCGAGTTCGGCGAGAGGTTGCTGCCCTACGTCAACAAGTTGGTCGACTTCCTGACGAGCAAGGAGGGGCAGGAGTGGGGGGCGAAGGCGGTCGAGAAGGCGGTCGCGGTGGTGACCGGCCTCGCTGATGCGCTGGGCTTCGTCGGCGGCATCATCTCCGGCCTCATCGAGACCTTCGGCGGGCTTGGCATCGCGGTGGCGGGGGTGGGTCTTGCGGTGTCTGGCCTTGCCGGGCCCTTCGGCATCGCGGCTGCGGCGGGCATGGCGGCGGGCGCGGCCATCATGAACTCGTTCATGGGCGCTGAGATGGCGATGAACGCGATGATGAACAAGGCCGCGGACATCCGGCACGCCGAGCATGAGGCGGAGATGAAGGCGGCGAACGAGTCGCTTGCTGCAGACCAGGCTGGCCAGGACGCACACACGAAGAACCGGGCGCGCGCCGAGGAGTTGGCCAAGCAGTACGAGGACGCCGAACTTGCGCGCATGGGGAAGAATGCGAGCGAGGCGGACAAACTCGCGGCGTTTCGCAAGTCGCGGCAACTGGCCTCGGCGGTGGAGGGCAATTCACGCTTGCTCGGCGGCGGGACCGAGGAGGACCGACTGGCGGCGCTGGAGAAGTACGTCGCCGAGAAGGTCGGTCCTGCGAAGTCCTCGGCGCCCGAGAAGGCAAAGCGCGGCGGAGGTGGCCACGGTGGGGGTGGCCACGGGCACAAGGCGACGAAGATGGACAAGGCGTTGGCGACACTCGACCCGTCGCTGTCCGGCATCCTGACGCGCGGCGGAGAGACCGACGATGGCGGGGACTTCAAGGTCGCTGACAACGTGCTCGACCGGGCGGTGTTCGGGCGGGCGACGAAGGGCCGAGGCGGTGGCGAGTCGGCGAGCATCGGGCCCGGGCCGAACATCACGAACGACAACAGGGTCACGAACATCACGACGACCGTCATGCAGAACTTCCCCGCCGAGCGCGGCATGGAAGGCCGCGTCGCCGCAGCGGGGCGTGCGGGCGGCGAGCGGGCGGCGATGGCGGTGAACAGCACCGCCAAGCAGGCGGTCAACGCGGGCGGGACGATTCGCTAGCGCGGGTCCTTGAGCGTCGTGGTGCATCCGCTAGGCCAGCGCATGCGCAGGTTGTTGGTGTCTCCGATGGTGGTCTCCAGCGACCACCGAGCGCCGTTGTTGCCGAGCGGCCCGGTCATCAGGCACATCCACACGCCGGTCAAGTCGATGCTGCGGGTGAACTCGTCACGGAGCGGGCGCACGTCCTCGGCGGCCTTTGGCGCAGCCTTGGACGTGGGCTTGTTGCCGTTCGCCGTCCACTCGCGCATCGCACGGCGCCATGCCTCGGGGTCCGTGCCGAGGTCGCGGGCGACGAGGACGCTGTCTGAGCCTTCGGTGCGCTTGCGCAACTCGTCGGCGTGATTCTCGAACTCATTCGCGAGAAGCCGCGATAGGTCTCGGTCGTCGGGGCCATCCAGTGTCACATGCCGCGGACCGACTACTGCGCGAAATGGGAACATTGAGGACGTGCGGGCGTACAGGGCCCCGTCCTCGACCTCGGACCACGGCACCACGTCCCCGGGTTGCGGGCGGGCTTCGGCCATCGTCTGTGGCTTGCTCAGCGGTGCATCCTCCCGCATCGCGGCGATCATGCGGTCGACCTGCGCGCGGAGGCGGGTGTTCTCGGCGCGGTAGTAGTCGTGGTCTCTCATCACCGCGTCGGCGATGTCCACGAGGTTGCCGCCCTCGGGCACCTTGAGGATGTCGCGGAGGGCGTGGATGTCGCCGAGGGCCTTGTCGCGGCCTTGGCGAGCGAGGTTCAGCTTCTCGGCCTGCATGGACGCGGCGGACATGATGCCGATACCGTTGGTCGCGGAGAGCGTCTCGCGGAGGATGGCGAGCGCGCCGAGGATGTCCGCGCCGGGCATGATGCCAAGGGCCTCGCGGATCTTCACCCCGCGGCCGAAGGCTTCCGTGGCGCCGCTGTTGCGGTACTCGCGGACCCGGTCGAGTGCGGTAGCGATGAGGGTGGCCTTCTCGGCGGTGCCGGTGGCGGTGACGCTGGGGATGATGTCGGCGGCCTTAGTAGCGAGGGCGTCGAGGCTGGTCTTCAGGGTGCGGACCGTGTCCTTGATGTCGGCGCCGCCGCTGGCGAGCGGGCTAAGCCCGAGGATGTCGCGGAGCGGAGCAGCGAGCGGGACTTCGCGGACCTCGGTCGGCATCCCCACGAGCGCCGCCGCTGCGCCCCATAGCGCGGTCGCGTGGGCGGCCATCGCCTTGTCTCCCGTGGCGGTGAGGGACGCGGCCACGGTGGCAAGACGGGCGGCGAGGAGGGTGAGCGCGGAGCGGGCGGCGGGCGAGAAGTTCGGAGAGCCATAGGACCCGCCCAGAACGGCGGCGGCAATGGTGGCCGTGTCATCGTCTTCCGCCGTCGCGGGCGATTCCTCGGCGACGGTGGGCCAGTCGACGGCGAGGAGGATCAAGGGGCGGAGCGCGGCTGGCGCGTGGTCCTCGGCGAGGATGGACAGGATCGTGTGGACGCGGTGGGACATGCGCGAGCAGTCTAGCATGCCGCTGATGTCAGCGCAGAAGTTCGGCGAGGTCTTCGGCCTCGCTCAGCACCTCGTGGTGGCCATTGCTGTGCCCGCGCTGGTAGGCCAACTGGTAGAGCGCGTCGGCCTTGGGGTGGTCGGCAAGGCCGATGCGCGCGAGGACATCGCGCTTGAACTCGGCGTCCAGTTCGGCCTGCCGGCGCGTCCGCTCGGCCTCGGCGGCCTTGTATCGCTGTGACGCAGACTCGTGGGCGTGCAGGGCCTCGGCGTAGGCCTTGGACTCGACCGGGTACACGTCGTTAACCTTGCGATGCCACGCGGGTGCATGAGGCCGCGATGGCACGGTGACGCGGGTGAGCGGGGCGTAGTAGTAGCCCGAGTCGATCTTGTCGTAGATGGAGCGGTCGTCGCTTGACATGCTGACAGTCTAGCATGCCCGCCGGGCATCGGCGCGGGAAGAAGAGAGGGGCGGTCGCGCCTTCATCTCTCTTCTTTTAATCCCCGTTTAGACATAGTCTCCGCACGTCCTCAAAGGCAACCCTATCAGCTAGGCCAAGCATGTTAGGCACCCCCAGCGCTGGTGAACGGAGTTCCCCGCGGGGGGCCGCATGCGGCCGCGATAGGGTGCCTGAGGACAGCGGGACTTGTCAACGGAATTGTTAACGCGCGAGGGGTCGGCCAGTGGCGGGGTCTGGGCGGCATCCGGGCGAGCGGCGCATCGTGCGCGGCGCGTTTCGCGTGGGATGAATGCAGGCGAGCACAGGGCGACGCCGCATGCTAGGATGCCAGCCATGCTCACCATCGCGTTCTTCCTGTTCGGCGTCTTCGCCATCATACACTCCCTCGACCTCGTCAGCGCCGTCTCCAGCGGGACCGAGTGGCGCCGCTCGCTGCTCGCCACGCTGCTGTGCCTCGCCCTCGCCACCAGCGCCCACCTGATCGCCCGCGCCTTGTGACGCGCCTCGCTAGCCTCACAGCATGGCGACGCTCCTCCGCGGCCGGACCTCGCCGCTGCTCAGCATCGGCGACCTGTCCTTTGACGCCGAGATCTCCGGGCGGCGCGGCGGGCGGCGCGAGTACACCAACGAGCGCATCGCCGCGGGCATCGAGGTCAGCGACCACTCGTTCCGCCGCGCCCGCGAGTTCACGCTTACCGGCGCAGTGTCGGCCATCGCGCAAATCCAGAACATCGGCCGGCCGTCCGCGACATCGCTCGCCGACACGTTCACCGACATCGGGCAGGGCATCGGCGCGAACCTGGCGCTGGGCAACCAGGGCCTCGGCGCACGCATCACGGACTTCGAGACGAGGCTGGAGGGCCTCATCGAGACCGGCGGCGAGTTGGAGGTCGTGTCTAAGGTCATCGGGCGTGTGGCCGTGGTCCTGCTGGAGTGGGACGCCAACAACACCGCCGAGGACGGCAACAAGGCCATCTACTCGCTCACGCTCAAGGAGGTCCTGCGCGCCGGCCTGACCATCGCCGACGCGACGCCGGGCGCGCTGGCGTTGAACGGCACTGGCGGCGCGGTGGCCCCGGGGTCGGGCGGCGGGTCGATGGCGACCCCGGGTGTGTTGGCGGTCGTGCCTTGACGTGCTAGAATAGCAATATGGAAGGCTCATTCAAATCAACGCTAGCCGCGCTCTCTGACTCCCCCGCGGTAGCAAAGGCCAGCGGAATCGGCGAGGAGCGCACCCTCATCATCGACATGATCGAGCGCATGATTATCGACCTTGATGCTCAAGGCGAGCATGGGCCGCGCGAAGGCGCTGAGTTGGTTCTGCACAACATTCGCGCCGGCATACATCGCAAGGACTTCGGAGTATGACCGACATCACGATCAAGCGTCTGGAGTTCGCCCGCGGCGAGGGTGAGGCCCTCGCAACGGGCCGCGTGCGCCTAGATGCCAGCGGGCCCGAGTACAACATCTTCCTCCTGTGGATGCCGCAGCAAGCCTCGTGGGTCCTCGACATGTCGACCACTGATGGGCGCACGATCGTGAGCGGCGCGTGGGTGCGCGACCGCGTGGACTGCCTCCTCGGCGTGTCGTCGGACGGGCGGCCCGCGGGCGGCATCATGGCGTACGACCCCAAGCGCCGAGGCGACCCCGGACCCGACGCATGGTCGACCGATGGCGTGGCGCTGTACTACGTCCCCAGCGGCCTCGACCCCGCGGATTTCGCGGCTTACACGACGGCGGTGGCGTAGCTAGGTTTGGCGTGCTAGGATGGCGGCATGCCAAAGTTCAAAGTTTGGGACCCGCAAAACGAATCGCTCTGCCCCACCACGGTCGAGCACGAGGCGGACGATGCGCAAGATGCTGCCGAGAAGTATGCAGAGGCCGATGTAGACGGAGTCAGTGACGGTCTCTACTCCAAAGGGCACAACCTGATGACTCAGGATGAGGACGGAATCGCTCGATCCGTGATGGTTGGGGTTGAGTATGAACCGATCTACCATGCACATGTTCATGATCTGCCAGACGGATACAGCATCCACGTCTTCACGATGCCCGGCGATGATGAAAATGACGAGTGCGAGATGTACCAGTGGGAGCATGTGAGCGGCGAGGTGAGCGGGCACATCGAAGGCGACAAGTTCGTCCGTGACTCGTTCGGGTCGTGGGATGAAGCGGTCGCAGACATCCGCGAGCAGCAGAGCATCACGGACTGATAGCCTCGCCGCGTGACGTTCTCACTCTACCGCGCCTCTCGCTCCGCGCGCCTCACCGTCACCGTGCCCGATGGGTCGACGGTGACGGTGGAGAACTTGCGCAACAACGAGGGGTTTCGTCTCGCGTTTGAGGCGACGAGGACGATGGACGAGAACCCGGGCGAGTTCAAGGTCAGCGCGTGGAACCTGCCGCCCGATGCGCTCGCCGCCATCAACGCCGCGCAGATCCGCAGCGCGGACGACCTTGACGCGATGCTCGTGGATGCGACGCTCGGGCCTACCGTAGCCGCAGATGGGACCGACGCGCTGGCTGCTGGGTTCGCCATCGTGGAACTCGAAGCGGGCTACGACGGGCAGGTGTCCCGCGTGTTCCGGGCCATCGGCGCGAGTTGCTCGACCGACACCGCGGACGGTGACACAACGTTCATCACGACCATCGTCGCCGCCGAGGACCTCGACGGGCAACTCCTCGGATACCCGTCGTGCACGTTCCTCGCGGGCACGCCGACTATCGAGGTGCTGACGGAGCTTCGTCGCGCCGCGGGCCTCGGGCCTGGCAACGCGACGCCCGCCCAGATGCAGGCGCTCCTCGGCGACTCGCGCATCGACGCGCCGTACCACGTGAGCGGCGGCCAGGCCATCGAGCGCATCCGGTCGCTCCTGCAGTACCTCCGCTTGCGGTGGTTCATCGATGACCGCGAGTTGTGGCTGTGCGGGCGCGACGAGGTGCCGACGCCGGGCGGTGTGCCGCCGTGGGTCGTGGACGAGGTCGGCGAACTCGACCTCCTGAAGGGCCGCCCGTCGCTCGTGGACGGCGGCCGCGTGCGCCTTACGACGATGCTCTCCCCGCAGTTGAAGGTCGGCCGCCTCGTCAACCTCACCGCGGGCGGCCTGTCCCTGTATGCGCAGGGCCTAGCGCCCTCAGTCGCCCAGGTCGTCCGCGCGCAGGTCAAGCCCGGCCTCTACCGCCTCGACTCCATCATGCACACGGGCGACACAGGGGACACGGGCGGCAACTGGTCCTCGGTGCTCACTCTGCGCCCCACGGTGGGGACCGCGGCGCCGTAACCTGCCGCGTGCTAGACTGCTGGCATGGAAGTCTACTACACGACATATCTCCGCGCATACGCGGCCTCCATGCACGGCATCCCCACGCCGACTGAGGGATGCAGCGTTGACACGTGCTACGCCATCGCCATCGCCGCGCATGACGCGAAGAACACCGACTGCGGGCCGCGCACACTCAGCACGTTCAGCAAGGGCCGCGAGATCGATCTGAGGGCATCCTGATGCGCCTCGTCTACATCGCCGGCCCCTACGACGCCCCGACCCCGTGGGGCATCCGCTGCAACATCCGCAACGCCGAGGACCTCGCGGCCAAGGTCAACGAGGCAGGCATGGCCGCCGTCTGCCCACACTCGTGGGGCTCCGGTGGCAACGTCACCCACGAGCACATGCTCGCCGTGACCATGGCTGTGATGCGCGTCTGTCACGCCGTCATCCTCACCCGCGACTGGCGCAACTCCGCGGGTGCGCTCGCCGAGGTCGCCGAAGCCACGCGCCTCGGCATCCCCGTCTTCGGCCGCGCGCAGACCGAGCACAACGACGGCGGCGCGCTCGATGGCCTCATCCGGTGGTCGACCTCGCCATGACCGACAACGCCACCATCCGCGACGCCAAGCGCCAGATTTATCAGGAGTTCCGCGTCGCCGCAGCGGGGCGCGTCAAGTCGTTCCTCCGCGGCGCCGCGCGCATCGTCGCTGAGATGATGACGCGGCAGATCACGACGGGCCTGAACCCGCGCGACGAGCCCGCGGTGCAGGATGTGCCCGTGCTGTTCCCCGGTGGCGGCGGGTACATCTTCGCGTTCGACATGCGCGAGGGGGACCCGGCGGCCATCATCTGCGCGGACGGCCCGGTGCGCGGGTTCTTCGAGACCGGCGAGGCCGTCACTCCGGGGCCGGGGTCGACGGGGCACGACTACGGCAGCGCGATGGCTATCCCGGGCGGTCGCATCAGCGCGACCGACAACCCGACCGACCCGCCGAACGCCGAGGGTGAGGCGGTCCTCGGCGCCGTGGACGGGTCGGCGGCGATCATCCTCCGCGGCGCCGGCCTGCCCTCGCCGGGCGAGCAGGGGACGGTGGTGGTCGCGGCGGCGGGCGCCTCGGCGTCACTCCTCCTCGGGTCGACCACGGCCGCTGTGCCGGCCGCGTGCGAGCCTCAGGTGCAGGCCAACTTTAGCGACCTGGCCACGCGCATCGCCGCGTGGGTCCCCGTCCCGAACGACGGCGGCGCCTCGCTCAAGGCCGTGTTCGCCGCGTGGCAACTCGCGCTGCAAGACATGGCTGATGCGAAGGCGCGACTCGATGGGCCTGCGCCGTAGCCTCGCCGCATGACGTTCCTTGAAGGCTTGTGGTCCAACCTCTACTCGCAGTCCTGCTCGTCCCAGATGGCGAACTACGCCGCCGCGGGCCTGGCCATCGGGGACCTGACGACCGCGCAGAAGACGGCCATCGCCACCGAGGCCGCTGCGTTCGCCGCCGCGATGATCGGCTTGACCCCGGGCGCCAACACGGCCGCGCTGCAGGTCATCATCGCGGCGCTGAAGTAACCCCGCCGCATGGCCTCGCAGAACTACAACCCCGGGGAGCCTGTCTTCGACCAGTCGACGGGCGAACCATTTATCGACGAGGACGGGAACCTCGTGGAAGTCGCGCCGGGGCTGAAGGTCACCAACGGGGCCGAGACGCTGGACGGCGATGACGTGGCGAACGCCGCGTGGTACCGGGCGAACAAGTTCCTCGGCGAGACCTTGCGCGCGGTGAACATCGGCGTACCGTACCAGCAGGTCCTCGGCCAGTCCGACAAGGCGCAGGCGATGACTGTGGTGCTCGCCGAGGTGAAGACCCGCACGCCCGGCATCAACGGCATCATCAACGCCCGCGTCGTCTCCTACGACCCGCAGACACGCGTGCTCATCTGGCGCGCGTCGCTTGTGCGCAGCGACCAGACACTGACGAACGTGACGGCGCAGACTACCGGGTGAGGTTTAGCCTCGCCGCGTGGCGTTCACGTTCCTGGGCCTGACGATTGGCGACGATGGCACGGGCTTTCAAATGCCCACGTACGCCGAGTGGCGCAGCGCCATCGCGCAGAAACTCCGCCAACTCCGAGGCGTCGCCAACCTGAACACGGACCCCGGGTCGTTCTTCGGCGACCAAGTGGACCTCGCTGTGACCAGCGTCTACCTCGCTGGCCAGGCGGCGAGCGAGGCCGTGTCGCGCACCGTGTACACCGCCATGGGCGGCGTGTCGCTGGACCAGTTCCTCGCCGACCTCATCACCCGCGTCGTCGCCACGCCGAGCACGGGCACCATCTACGCGTACGGCACAGCGGGCGCCGCGGTCCCCATCACCACCCCCGTGCGCACCTCGGCGGTCGGCGTCGCGTTCGTCACCACCGCCGCCATCGTGGTCCCCGCTGCGCCGACGACGGCATACGCGGTGGAGATCAAGAACTTCGCGGCGGGTGCGTACAACGGGCAGGACTTCACGGTGACCATCGCGGGGACGCCGGTGTCGTATCTGGCCGGCGCGTTCGATGACGCCGAGGCCGTGCGCGATGGCCTCATCACGAACATCAACGCCGCGGTCGGCGTGACGCAGGAGGCGTACCGCGGTGGCCAGTCGCCGACCACGGCGCGATGGGCCCTCGTCATCATCGCCACGAACGGCGGCGGGCCGTACGCCGTCGCTGTCGCTGGCCCGGTTGCGCAGATCTTCGCGTGGCCGGCGGGAGTGGGGGCGGTCACCTCGGCGCCGACCACCGGGCCCACGAGCGCTCCCGCCGAAAGCCTCCGCATCGGCCCGCCGTTCGCTGGCCTGCAGGGGTACGTCAACATCGATGACGTGACGCTCGGTCGATCGCGTGAGACCGACAGCCAACTCAAGGCGCGCCACCAGCTCGCACAGCGTGGCCTCGGCGGCGGGTCGCCGGATGCCATCCGCGCCATCATCCTCTCGTCCGTTGCGGTCAACGGCGGCGGAGCGACGTACTGCGCCGTGGAGTACAACCCCGGCGACGTGACCGACCCCGCCGGCAACCTGCCGCACTCGCTCCGCGTCGTCGTAGACCAGCAGGCTGACGGGCAGGCTGTGGCGAACGCGCTGTGGCGGGCCAAGGCCGCGGGCGACAACACGAACGGGCCCGAGGCGTACGTCGTGGTCGACGCGGTGGGCGGCAACCAGAACGTCCTCATCGACCGCCTGGACGACGTGTGGTTCGCCGCCATCATCACGGTCACCATCGGCACGGACTGGCCTCCGGTCGGCGCACCGCTCGATCAACTCCGGCAGGATGTCGCGGACTACATCGAGGGCCTGCAACCCGCGGGCAACAACGCGGGCGGCGTGCGCGTCAACCTCCTGCCCATCTCGACCTTCCCCAACGGCGAGACCCGCGGCGTCATCAACTTCACCGTGCAGATCGGCCAGGGTCCGCAGGGCGGCCCGTACGTGTACCAAGACGTGTACCCCACCACCGAACCGAACGCCGACATCGCGTCCATCATCCTGACCTCGCGCGACAAGCCTCGGTGTAGCGTGGTCGACGTGGCGGCGACCATCGTGTGAGCGTGCTAGGCTCCGAGCAATGGACCCCATCGAGCACATCATGCAGTTCTTCGCGCACGCCCACCTGCCGCCGCACCTCGCGGCCATCTCGGCGCCGTTCGGGAAGTTGGCGGACGACATTATCGCCACGTGCCCGCGCAACCCCGAGAGGACCGTGGCCCTGCGCAAACTCCTCGAAGCCAAGGACGCCGCGGTGCGGGCACTCGTGGCGAAGTGACTCTATGATGCACGATGCGATGGTGCTGCTACACGAGGTCAGGCGCACCCTGTCCGATGCCGTCAACGGATACATTGGCAACGCGTGCGGCATGCTCTTGATGGGCCCGCCGTACTACGAGACGACGAGCCACGCGCATATGGACAAGACCGGGATCACGCGCGTCTATCTGGGGCTGACGATGCGCGAGCGCGTCTGCCGTGCCATCACAGGACGCAGGTGGTAACCCATGACCATCTTCCGCAAGTACGTCGAAGACCTCTGGCCGCTCGTACCCACGGTCCTGCGCCGCTTCAGCAAGAACATCATCAACCTTGCGGTCGGCCAGATGAACGCCGCGCAGGACGTGATCGCCGAGGCGCTCCAGTCGTACATCGAGACGAGTTGGCCCATCGACACCGCGTCGACGTGGGTCCTCGATGACCACTGGGGGCCGTATCACAACCTGCAGCGCAACGGCACGACCGACGCGGAGTTCCGCACGTACATCCACGCGAAGCGGTACCTCAACCGCTCGTGGGGGTCGGCGGACCAGGCTCTGACCATCTTCGGCGTGTTGCTCCCGGCGGCGACGCTGTCGTTCTCGTACTTCGCGCCGAAGTCGTGGGTCGTCAACATCACCGGCGTGGACATCGCGGCGGCGACTCTGGCCACGAACTTCATGCGCAAGAACCCGTCACCGCAGGGCGGCGGGTTCTCGGTGTGCGGCGACAACGGGACGGCAATCGTGGTCGACCCGGAGTGCTTCAACTACTCCAGCGTGCACGGGGCCGTGACGGTGACAGGGTTCTTCGGCTCGGTGTACGGCGCAGGCGGCGGGGTGCAGGCCGGCTATGCGCACGCGGTGGGCATTTAGCGGCCTGGCTTCCACGTCGAGGAGCCTTCCATGAACTGGCTTGAACGCGCCGCGTAATGCGCGGCGAGTTCGGCCGCAGCTTCGTCTGCGGCCGACTCCACGAGATTGGCGATGTCCGGCACCCCACGCCCGTTCAGGATGGCCGCCGCCTCGCGCAGCACAATGACCTCGATGTCGTCCACGTCGGCGAGCGGGAGGAGGTTCTCGGCATCGGACCTGCATGCGTCCAGCGTGGCCACCGCGCTGACACCTTCGTCGCCGCCGAACTCGTGCATGCGCTCCACGATGAGGCGCAGGCGGGTGATGATGCTGTTGCCGTGGTTCGGGTCGGTCATGGCTGCATCTTAGCACGCTGCGCGCTACACTGCCGGCATGCAGTGGATCGATGCGAACGAGGAGGACCATGCGGACAGGTTGCAGCGGGGCATGGTGGGGCCGCGCCCGGTCCTCGGCGTGTGCTACCGGAGCGAGTGCGGCCGGTTCCGGGTCGCCGCAAACGGCCTCTCCGGGCCGCCGGAGTTGCGCGCGTGGACCGTGTGGGACATGACCGGCGCCGCGCCCATGGCGATGATGCGGGACTTCCGGTCCAACACCGCGGCCATGCGTGCCGCCGAGGCCATGGCGGAGTCCCGCGGCTTCCGGGTGGCCCTGCGCCTTGCCGCCATCGGTCGCGCCGTGTGGGCGGGCGTGCGGCGCTTGACGGCGTGACGGCGCATCTAGCCGTGCTATGATGTGGGCATGGTCCAGTCAGACGGTTACGACATCTTCCTCATCATGCACAAGACCGACGCGACACGCATCGCCGCAGCGTCCAAGGAGCGGGCGATGGAGCTCTACAACGAAGGCCACCGCAACGCCGCCGAGGTCTTCTCCTACTGCGGCCGCGACGACATGGAGATCATCAGCATGTCGGACATCCCCCGGACCGCCGAGCGAATCGTGCGCTACCGCGGCATCCACCCCGACGACATCAGGTAGCGGCGCTTGACGGCGTGATTCGCTAGCCTCGCCGCGCATGGCGACGAAACCGGTCACGTACCCGAACATCTGGGATTCGTCTGGCATCTACACGACCGGGCCGTTCATCGGGTCGGTGTCGATCGTGGACCCCGGGGTCGGTGTCGCAGGCGAGGGCCACCGCCCCGGGTCGCTGTTCCCCACTGCCGCCGAGCATGAGAACTTCCAGCAGTTCCAACTCACGACGTGGGTGACGACGTGGCTTGCGCTCGGGTCCTCGGCGGGTGCCGCCGATGCACACATCCTGGAGACGGACAGCGTCGGCAGGTTCCGCGCCGTAGGCGCGAGGTTCGTCGATGCCGTCGACGAGACTGTCCTCGACATCACCGGGGCGAACACCCTCGTCCCCGCGGTCTTCGTCACATCGGCGGCGACATCGTACCAGGCCAACATGGGCAACAACGCCGGCACCGGATTCTCGGCGCCGGTTGGCACAGCGGCCGGCGTCGGATTCCTGTCCTCGCTGACGAGCACGGCGGCGGGCGGCGCAGGCGTGAGCATCTCCGCCGACGCTGCGACCGCTGGTGACTGCATCGCCGTGGACCACGCCGGGTCTGGCGCCGGCATCAAGTCGACTGCGACCGGGACCGGCCTCGCGCTCGATGTCATCGGGTCTGCGCTGGCCCTCTACGGCGCACGCTTCGTCGGCGGCGGGCTCACGTCCCTGCTCGCCGAGGGTGTCGCGGGTGCCCTCGGCGCGATCATCCAGTCCAGCACCACCGCCGCCGCGGGCGCGCTGAGCGTCGTGCTGCGCAACAACACCGGCGCTGCCGTCACCGTCTCCACCCCGGGAGGGTCGACCACCGCAGCGCGCGGCATCTTCGCTAGCGTGTCAGGGTTGGCCGCCGCGGCGGAACTCGTCTCCGCCGGGTACCACGGCGCCATCATCACCGGCGACGCCACCACGCCGACCTATGGCGCCCTGAAGATCGAGGAGCAGGACACCATCCCGTCGTCCTTCCTGCCGAACCAACTCGCCCGAGTACGGCCAGCGTTCGGCGTGGCGACGCACCTCATGGAGTCGTGCCTCGAAGATGCAGGGTGGCGCGGGTTCCTCACGACCACCGGCGGCGGAGCCGTAGTCCTCGGTGAACTCGCAGGCCCGGCTTTCCATAACTCCTACGGGTCGTACTCCAACCTCGTGACGTTCACGGCGGTCAACGGCAACGCACCCAAGCGCTCCGGTCGGAAAATCGTGTTGCGCATCAACATCTCGGCGCGGAGCGGGACCGCGGCGACTGACACCGTGCTGAACCTGCGCATCTACGACAACACCGCGATGGGATACGTGTGGACACGGGCGGGTCTCGGCACCGGGGCCGGGGCAGGTTATCGCCTCGTCGGCAACTCCGATGGCGGGTGGCCGCAACCCATGACCATCTTCGTGCCGCTGACCATCCCGGCGGTGGGCAATCGATCATGGACGCTTGAGTTCGGCAACGCTGCTGGCGCTGCGGTGTACGCCCGAGATGTCGTCGTGGAAGCGCTTGGCCTCAACTGATATCCTCACACCATGGCGATGACTGCATTGACATGGCATAGCGTGACCATCGCGGCCCCCGTTGCTCCGCCGTGGACCGCCAACACGTACACGGTGCCGGCGGAGATCGTCGCGGCCATCAACGCGGGCACTGCCATCACGGTGTTCTGCATCGAGGACAATGGCTCAGGGTCCACGGCGTCCATCGCATACGACGGCGGGACCGCCACGCTCCCCAGTTCGGCCATCACCGTCGCCGCGGCGCTCACTACTAACGTCCAGCAGTTGACCGACGAGGTCTGGTACAGCGCCCGCGTCGGCGCAACCAAATGGTACTTCTACTCCTCGACCCTTGGCAGCGCCAGAGCGATGACCGACTCGACCGCCCTCGGCATCTTCATTTCCTGATCGGAGACCCACGTCATGGCCGGAATGTCAGACCTCACCTGGTACTCGATCACCCTCGCGCCGTTCTCGGCCCCGTCGTGGGTGGCAGCGTCGTACAGCGCGCCGCCGTTCATCACGGATGCTGTGGCAAGCGGCGGCATCATCCCCGTGTTCTGCGTGTACAACCTCGGGGCAGGGGACCTCGCGCTGGTCTCCTACCTTGGCGGGACATGCAACATTCCGAGCGACGCGGTGACCATCGCTGGGACGCTGACGATGAACACCTCAACGCTCCTCAGTGGTGAGACTTGGTACAGCGTGCGGTGGCCTAGCGGGGGCTCAGGTTGGCAGTGGTACAGCAGCGCCTCGGGCCTCGTGAAGTCGCTGGACCCGAGCTCGACGCTCGGGGCCTTCATCGACTAGTCCGGCGGTCACTTCGGCGGGTAGACGCACAGCGGAGCGCCGCCGTTGAAGTCGCAGACTTGGCCGGGCAGCGGGCAGGGTTCGCCCGACGCCGTGCACGTCTGCGCGCCACACGTGCCATCCTCGGTGCACACGCCGCCGAGGCACACGCCTGCATCGCAGGAGCATCCCGCCGCGACATCACACGACGGCATGCACACGCTGCCAAGTTGCGACACGTGGCACTTGCTGCCGTCTGAGCATCCCACTCCGCCGATGATGCACGGGCCCCACGCGGTGCCGGCATCGGGCACGGCGGCGCAGGTCGGCGCGGGCAGCGGGGCGATGCACTCGTCGGCGCCAGTGGTGCTCGCGTCGGTGCTCGTGCCGGTGATGGTGGACGTGCCGCCGCCCGTGCTGGGCGACGTGCTGTTCGTGATGGCCTCGCAGTCGACGAGGACCGGGGCGATGAGCAGCGTGTCAGCGGTGAACGTGGGCAGGCACGGGTCGCCACAGGCGGAGGCGATGGGGGCGAGTGCGAGGGAGGCGATGATGGTGAAATCGCGTGGCGTGTTCATGGTGGTAAACTAGCGCATGGACAGTATGCCAGCAATTGGGAATAGCAAGGGTCAGAACACGATGGTATTGAGGACGGCTGCAGTGAACATGCACCACAGGGCCGCCGAGACCACGACCGCCCCGACAAGCGGGGGCGGCGTACCTCGCCGCGTCTGCGGACCGCTCACGATGTAAATCATCGCCAGACTGGACGACGCGGCCACGGGGTCGCGCAAGTCCTCGGCGTGACCGGGCGGCCAGGTCGACGGGCGCCTCGTGCTAGCGACGCCGCTGGGACCGTGGTGGTCCATCGTCAAGGTTGTCATGGTCGTATCCCTCCTCCCCGCGTGCGAGGTCTGGTAGTTGGAGTGCGGAGGTCTTCGCATCGGCGATGGCATTGGCGTTCACCTTGCCAACGAACGCGACGAACGGCGCGCCCGTCAGCAGCATGATGCCGAGGTTGCGCGCGAGGTCCCACACCTCGCCAGCGAAGCGCGCCCCGAGCGGTTCACCGAGCCATCGATGGATGGCGCCGAGGAGGACCGCCGCGAGAAAGATCGTGAACGGCAGCAGCAGGAACCCGGACCCGGCCGGCAGTCCTCGGCGCGGCGGCTTTCGTCGCGCCTTGACCTGCGCCGATGGTGGCGGCGTTCGCTTGTCTGGCAGCACGCGGTGAGGGTAACGGAGCGGGCTCGACGGGGTTGCGCTATATCGCGGCTGGTGCGCCCTCGGCGTCGGCCTTCTTGGCGACATGCAGTTCGCAGACGAGTTCGGCGGCCCGGAGGTCGATGTACGCAAGGTCAATGCGCAACTCTCGGCCTTCCGATTGGTCAGCGATTGCGGCCTCGTGGGCCTGGGCGGCGATGTGGAGATTGTGGTTGGCAGCCATGGCGGGCCCCATGAGTTGATCGTGGGTCATGAGGACGCCGCGTCGGATGTACATTTCGACCATGAGATGACTGTACCATGCCGCGCTAGCCTTCGCCAATATCCCCGGCCGTTGACTTACCCCGCGACGGCGGCAGCGCACAGAGCATCGCGCGCGGCGATGGCGACGGCGTCAAGACCGGCGAGGATCGGCTTGCTGTAGAATCCGTCCGCGCGTTCGTCGTAGGATGCGCGATGCTGTACGCATGCGGCGCGGTAGGCGTCGGCCGCGGCGACAACCTCGGCGCGTTGGGTCTCGCGTGGCGCCGGGGTCTCCTTGGCCCACTTGAGCAGGCTGGCCATGGCGCGGCCGTCGTCACGCTGGGACTGCATCTCGTGCATCAAACCGAAAATGGGGATGCCGAGGCGCGTGGCTTCGGCGACCTCAAATTGCGGGTGCTGCACATCTGCCGATGTGCGCCAGTCGTGCACGAGCAGCAGCGCGTCACAACGGCTGAGCAGCAGCACGGCCAACGCGCGCTCCTCTTCCTCGTTGGTCACACCGCCGAGTGTCCGCATCATGGACGGCAGGCACACGGGCAGCAGTCCGGTTGAGAACGACCCGGCAAGCAGGTCGGACGCCAGAGACTCACACGCGCGGATATGCTGCTCTGCCCACCACACCGAGGACGCGTGCGACGGGCCGGCGATGTAGACGAGTCGGCGCACCGGAGCGGGAACTGGTTGGCCATCTGGGCCGAGGCCGCGCATCTCGGCGGATGACAGACGCTTGTAACTGATGCTCACCATGTCGCCAGCCTACCGCGCATGATGAGCGAGCGCCGCGGTTTGCGATACCCTCGCGCGGCATGGCATCCCCCGACATGGTCGTCTCTCTCAAGCGTCACTCCCACCCGGTCCTCGGCGGCCTGTCCCTCGCGGCGCTCGTGCTGTCTTGCGTGGCGCTAGCGAAGTCCTGCCCGCCTGTGCCCGCGCCCGCCGCTGCGCCTGCCCCGGTGGCCGACAAGCCGATCTCCGTGGCTCCCGTCGCGGCAGTGCCGGCGCCTGTCCCGGTCATCGCCCCCGTCGTCGCGCCGCCGGTGGCCGCCGATGCGAAGCCCGCCGAGGTGGTGCCGCCTGTCGTCGCGCCGGCCGTCCCGGAGTCCAAGTGAGCGAGCAAGTCCTCGTCTTCGACCTGCGCGCCGAGCCGTGCGAGCTTGCGCGCGGGCAGTGGGCGTCGACCGTGGCCCGCTCCGCCGAGGACCAGCGCGGAGCGTGCCTGCACTCGTGGGGCGTCGCGGTCGGCACCACCATCGCCAACCGGCGGCGGTGGGGGAGTGAGGCGCACGCGCTCGCACGACGGGCACTCGCGGCGCCGTATCACATCTCGTGGGGCGTGACGCGCGGCGGGGTCCCCGTCGTCGCGCTGGCCCACCCGGTGGAGCGCTACACCTTCCACGGCGACCACGCCAACCGGGACTTCGTCGGCATCGGCGGCATGGTGTACGCGCCGTCGTATGAGCGCAACAGGACCACCGCGCACACCGTCATCACCGACGCCCACCGCGCCGCGATGGAGATGGCCCTCGAACTCGCTGCGGTCGAGTACCTCGGCGGGCGCGAGGGTCTGGACCTCATCGCGCACCGCAACGCGTGCAACCAGTCCAGCGACCACTACGGGTGCTGCACCGAGGCCGTCGTTGCGCTCGCGTGCGGGTCCTCGGCGGTGTCGTCCGGCGTGTTCACCCCGCGGCCCGACGTGCGCCTGCATGACCTGTCGCGTGCGTGGAAGCCCGACTGGCGCCGGCACATCGTCGCCGCTGCGCCACCGGTCACAACCCCGCCCGTGGACGAGCAGGCCGTGACCGACGCGCAGATGGCCATCGAGGACATGGTCGCGCGGTTCGGCTAGCACGCAACCAATACGAGAGGCCCACTCCGCCTCGTCATGTGCGAGTCGCTTGGAGCAGGTCCTCAAGGCGATGTCACCGGCAAAAGGGAACCGGCCACCGCTGCGGAAGTTACGGGCAGTCTCGCGCCCGTTGCGACACCCTCCGCTTATCGTCGCCGCGGACTAAGCCTTCGGCTTGCTGTTGATCTCGACCATCTTCTCGCACCAGACGGGCGTGCCGAACTCGATGCGGCGCGTGGTGATGACGAGGATGTCTTTGGTCTTCGTGTCGAGGACGCACCGGGTCGCGTCGGACTTCGTGGCGAACTCGCCGGGCGCGGCCACCATCGGCGTCGGCATGGTCGCAGCGGTCGGCGGCTTCGCGGTGACGACCTCGCCCTTGTTGGTGACGGCGAGCGTGGCAGGCGGGACCGTGATCGGGTCGGCGACAGGCGCGACGGCCGTGGCCTTGACGGTGAACTCCGCGGGCGGCACGGTGTCGACTGATGGGGAGGCGGTCACCGCGCCTCGGCGGCGACCTCTGGGGTTGGCGGACAGCATCAGGCCAGCGGCACTCACGGCGTCGTGGATGGACTGGCACTTGTTACCGGACGCATCGTTACCGCGGATGAAGTTGCGCAGCGTCCACAACTTGACGCCGGTGGCCTTGGTGATCTCGCCGCTGACATACGACTGGTCTTTGGCGCCGAGGATGGCCAGGGCGACAAGGCCCATGACCGTTGGCTTGGCGGCCCAATGCACGCCGCGGTTGGCGCGCGGGGCAGTCTTGATGGCGTTGATGGCGACTTCGAGCGGGGTGGGTTTGGACATCGTGAGAACATCCTAGCATGCCAGCGGGCGCGGCGCAACATCCTAAAATGTTCACGCGCCGAGCAGCGCCGCGGTCTCGGCGGAACACCACGTCTCGCCGTCGATGCCCGAGGGCAGGCGTGGGAGGCCGCAGACCCAGCGGGTGTAACCGGGGTCGCGGGTGACGCGGTGGCCCTTGTGCTTGCCGCGGGCCCATTCAAGCGCGCCGAGGCTGCCGCGGGTGAGCCACCCATCCGGGCCAAGCGCGCCAGGCAGCGGCGCGTTGACGACGCGGAGGAAGGCATCGAGCGCCGCGTGCGGGTCCTCGCCGACCGTCGACCCCGGGAACATCGGCCCCCACAAGTCGACCATCGCCCAGAAGCACAGCGCCGAGGTCACCGCGTCCACGATGGCCCCGTGCCCGTTGTCGGCGGGGTCGCCGTAGAGAGCGGTCGTTAGCCCTTCGAGCGATGACGCATAGGGCCGCAGGCCGTGCGAGACGACCGGGCAGTGGGCCACCGTCCCCGCGTGTCGCCGCCATGGCCCGTCCGCGAGGCCAGCAGCGTCCGGCACAGGAGGCATCGGCATCCCGTCGCGGTGCGCAAGGCGGCGCTGAAACCGCATCGTGTCGATGAGCGGCGGTTCGTACTCCGCGGGCAGGTACCCCCAGGCACGCATCCACGCGAGGTCAGCCTCGGCGACGTTGTGCCCCGCGAAGATGGCCGGCAACTCGTCGCCGCCACCCTCGGCGAGCGCCCGCCAGAACGCCCGCTGCTCCATGTCATCCCACCGCGGCGCCTTGGCCACGTCGGCGTCACTGATGCCATGCACGCGCTGCGCCCCGGGGTCGATCTTGCGGCCCGGGTTCAGGCGCCCGGACGACGCCATCCACAGCCCCGGCGGCGCGGTGGTGCGCGCCCGGACCGACAGCGCGTCCATCTCCGGTTCGCACCACGGCGCCCAGACCAGCGCGGCGAACTCCACAGGTGGTGTGCTAGATAGGTCTGCTGTCTTGAAGTTGAAGAACACAAGTGGCCGCCGCGTCCGCGTGATGAGGTCTAGGACGCGGCGCCACATTACTTCAGCCCCGTTTCAGACACGCGCATCGTGGCGCTTGTCAGTTCACCGGCGGAGTTGAAGCGCAGGAGGGCCCGCGCGAATACAGGCACCTCGCCGCCGAGCACCGCGCCTTTTCCCGAGAGCACCAGATAGGCCGCATGGTCCTCGGCGCTTCCGCCCTCGACAAACAGGCCGCTGTCGAGAAGTCGCTGGCGTGTCGTGTCTGCCTTCATCACAGCCCCCGGTACGTCGGCATGTCGGCCGGCGGGTTGATGCCGCTGATCTTCGTCAGGATGGGGATGCTGATGCCCTTGGACTTGATGACGATCGTGTCCGACTCGCCGACCCATCCGTGCATGCTCGCCACCCACTCGGGCAGCTTGCGGGGCGTCGGCGCGAGGACGTAGGAGTCGCCGACCTGCTCGTACGCGAGGCCCTTGACCTTCGGATACTTCTCGTACCCCGCGTCGACGTGGACCTTGATGCGGAACATGATCGGCACGACGGCGCGGCCGATGGTGTCGGTGAAGAACGAGTAGAACGGCGGGACGGGGTTGCCGTTGGCGGTGCCGTCGTCGGTCTCCCACCCGGTGGCGCCACTGGCCGCGTCGGGCATCTCGTGGAGGCCGAGGTCGCGGTAGCAGGTCACGAGGTCGCGGCGCCAGTAGGGGAAGCCCTTGGTGCCGGGCCCCATGGTCGGCGGGGGCGACTGGGCCCACGCGAGTTCGCGGCCGTAGACTCCGGCCTTGTTCATGGTGCCGTCGCCGAGGACTTGCGCGTGGCACTTCCACCCGACCGCGGCGCCATCGGGCCACATGATGATCGTGTCGACCCACGCCGAGAACGTGTAGTCCCCGGCTTCGAGGTTGGGGAAGTCGAAGTTGCCGCCGTTGCCCTCGGGCTCGGGGGCGTAGGCGAGGCCGGTGCCGGGCATGGGCGGGAGGGCCGAGCGCTTGACGGGGTGCGCGGCTTGCTGGCGCACGGGCGTCGGCGTGGTTGTGGTGACTGCGGCCGGCGCGTGCGTGGCAGCGGCGACGGGCGGTGGGGAGGATTGTGCGGGTCCGCGGGGTGGCATGGTGGTGTTGGTATTCTAGCACGCCGCCGCGTCAGGACGCGCCGAGCATGGCCTTCGCTTGGGTGTTGATGTCGTGGACGACGCGCGACAGGATGAGGCCGAGGTTCGGCGAGGGGACTGGTGCGTGCGGGGATGGGTACTTGTCGCACCAGATGTTCGGGAGGTTGAGGAAGTGCTCCATCGGTTCGCCCGGGGAGCCTTGGACCTTGACCCACATGCAGCGGCCGATGCCGCGGTACTCGCCGCGCTGCGTCACGACGTAGAACGCGGCCTGGTTGGCGGGGTCGGTCGCGGCATCGTTGGCCGCACCGAGGTCGTAGTTGCGCAGGTTGGGATACTCGGCGCCCGCGTGCCAGATGCCGTTGGCTTTGGCAGCGACGTTGCTCCAGCATTTGGACCACCCGGGGACCAAGCAGTCGGGGCCCTGCGTCTTCGTTGCGCCGAGGTCCGGCGAGCACCCGATGACGCGGGTTTCGTACTTCGGCGCCTCGCCATCGGCGCTGACCTTCACGTCCGCCGTGGCCGATGTGGTGTGGACCGAGACGAGCACGAGCACTCCGGCATGGTGCTGCGTGATGCCGTTGAGGCGATCGGTGAGCGCGTCGCATCGCATCGCGGCGAAGCGCCCTTGGTCCATGGCGCTGTTGAGTGCGCCGACGTTGGACAGCGTGCGCGTGGTCTTGGGCCGCTTGCTGTTCGGGTTCCCGCCGCTCTCGATCTCCTCGCGGGCGATGGCCATTGCCGTCTTGCCGCTGCCCTTGTAGAGGGTCGACAGCGTGTCGACGGCGATGGAGCGGAGGGTCATCTTGCCGACGTGCGGCGGGACCTCGGCAGGCTGCGGGGGCTTCGGGCGCTTGTCCTTCTCGGCGAGTTTGCAGCGGTGCTCATGCTCCTTGCGCCTGGCCTCGGCGATGGTCAGCGCGCCGCCATCGGGGAAGCAGGCATTGAGCGCGGCGCGGGCTTCGTCGCAGTCGGACACGCGCCACACGACGCACTTGGCCGGGTTCATCAGCAAGCGGCCGAGCGTGCCGGACGTGCTGGCCTCGGCGACGAGGTAGAGACACGGGGTGAAGAGTTCCTCACCGGTGTCGATGCTGGTGGCTTCGAGCGCCGTTTTGAACTGCCACGACTTGCCGACGTTCTGCTCGCCGGTGATGATGAAGAAGATGGACTGGTCGCTGGCGAAGGACATGGCTAGCTCTCCGTGGTCGACGCCTTCTTGCTGGCCTTGTCCTCGTCACCCTCGGCGATGGCGACGACGGCGTCCATGATGCGGTTGAACAGGACGAGGTCCTCGGCGGTCTGGTCACCGCTGTTGATGCGCGCGGCCATGTCTTTGATGGACAGCACCGGAGAGCGCTTGAAGAAGCCGAGGGACTCGAAGATTTTGCGAAGGTTTCTCATGCTCTAATGATAGCAGGATTCGACTTCGTTTGCCACCATTTCGGCTTGCTGTTTTACGCCTCCGAAACGCGCACCGGGATGATGCCGATCGGTGCAGTCGCGCGACGGGACAGAGCGCCCGCGTCGGCCTGCTCGCGCATGACCCGTTCGGCGTTGCCCGTGCCGAGGCTCGCGCGGCAGGCGTCTTGCACCGGGCACCCGTAGCGCTTGACGCAAGGAGAAGTTGGGTAGTTGCGAAGGTGGCGGGACGGCGTGACGCCCTTGGCCAGCGCGCCGAGGTGAGCATCCACCGCCCCGAGCATGTCCCGCACCACGTCGCGGCAGACCGACATGTCGAGGCGGAACGAGCGGACGGCGACAAGCGGGTAGGTCTCCAAATGGCGGATGAACTGCTTGGCGTCCCAGTCGTCGGGGGCTTCCCACTCCTGGCCCTTCAGTGGCTCGCCTGTCTTCTTGGACAGTTTCACCGGGCGCAGCGAATGGGCCACGCGCTTGCGCTCCACGAGCAGGCGCCACGCATCGGCCCACACGCTCGCCTTGACCATCGCGCCGAGCTTGCCGAGGTCGCGCGAGGGCAGGCCATCGGCGCGAACATACGGCGACCCGTCGGCCATGAAGTCATCGAGCGACAGCCACGGCCCGGCGTACACGTTCACCTGCTTGAACTCGTCGATGGGGATGCCCGCGGCGCCGAGGAGGATCTTGTAGAACGCGCCTTGCGGGTCCGGGATGGCGGAGTCTTCGTCGGTCCCGCCGAGGTCCGGGCGCTGGCGCATCTTGAAGTCGACGCACGTGCGGGCGCCGGCCATCACGAGGCCGATGTCTGGTTGGCCCTCGATGCCGTCGTAGGAGGAGGTCAGGCGGTGCAGGCCGTCTATGATCTTGGCTCCTGTGCCGGCGCTGGCGAGTTGCGACCACGGGACTTGCAGGCGCACCTCGGCGAGCGGGGCGCTGTTGTGGATGATGGGCGCGAGGTTGTCGAGGTTGGTGGCGTCGGCGAGGGTGTTGGCCGCCTGCTCGGCGAGGTCGAATTCGCCGCGGAGTTCGGGCGTCCAGTCGCCCCACCCGCGCTTCTCGCGTTCGTTGGACGCGGCGATGATGGGGGCCGGGTCGCGGCCGTGGTGGCGCGCGAGGACGCGGTCGGCGAGGATGGCGTGGCCCATCGACCCGACGCGCTGCGGGAGGTTCTCGGGGTACTTCGGGCGGAAGCCAAGCGACCATGTGGCGAACCACTGCAGGCCGCAGCCGAGAGCCGTGCCGCATTCGGACTGAGAGATGTACATGCGGCCACTCTAGCACGCGTCGGGGTCTGGCGCTGGCGTGGGCACCGGCAACCCGGCAGCGAGCGACATCAGCACGAGCGCGGCGCGGCATGCTTCGGGCGGCACGCGGCCAGGCACGGACAGCAGGCCGATACACGCCTCGCGGGGGTCGCTCATGTCGGGCTTCGGTCCGCGGCGCCGAGGCGCAGGCACGTCGCATCGCACGCCCTCATCGACGGCGAGCAGCCATGCGAGGTCGGTCGCGTACCGGACCTCGGCGATGTCGCATGCGTGCATCACGGTCGTGTGGTCCTTGCCGCCCATGGCCTGCCCGATCTCCGGGTAGGAGAGTCCTCGGCGGCGGAGCGCGGTCATGCAGGCCCACCGCGCGCGGACGAGTTCGGGGTGCCGTCCCTTGCCGCGGACGGCGTCGAACGACGACCCGAGCAGTGCGGCGACGAGGCGGATGCACTCGCGGTCAGAGGGCTTCACGTTGCGAACTCCGCCATGTGGCGCAGGAGGATGCCCCGTGCGGCGTCGTGGGCGGCGAGCGGCGGGCACTGGGGGAGGAAGGCTTCGACGGCGTAGCGGGATGTCGACCACAGCGAGGCGACGAAGATGGCCGGCGACTCGGTGACGAACATGGCAGCAGCGTCGCGCATGGGAGCATCCCACGCGGGTGTGCGCGTGGCCTCGGTGGTGGCGGGGAAGGCCGCATGCACCGCAACGGCCAGCGGGGACGCGGCGATGGCGGTGCGCTGGCGGTGGGCCTCGGCGGACCACAGGGCAAAGGCCATGCCGGCGATGGGTGAGGCCGGGCACCATGCGACGCCGAGGTCATGGAGCGTCTGCTTGTCGGACAGCCTGAAGTGCCACGGGCGGAGCGCGGGGCAGCCGAGGACCATCTCGGCCATGAGGACCCGGCGCAGGGACGGCCGCGCGGTGGGCCCGTCCGGGAGCGTGGCGAGGGCGGCGGGGGACGGGCAGAAGGTGAACAGAGTCCCGCCTCGGCGCCACTGATGGCCGGCGAGGGGCACGTGGTTGGCGAGCCCGAAGCGCTGCATCCCGTGGGCCTCGGCGACATCGCGGCCGACGACGATCACGCTGGACGCGGTGGGGGCGAATGCGATGTCGCTGACGTGCAGGTCGAGGTCGATGGCATGCGCGAGGCCGAAGGCGTGGCGGACCCATCGCTCGTGACCGGCGGACGGGCCGAGGTTGCCGATGAGTGAGAGGGTCACGGCGCACCGGCCTTGTCTTGCGCGGCGGCCCACCGCTGGAGCGCGGCGAGGTCCCAGCGCTCGGCGGTGGGGAGGGCAAGACGCTCGGCAAGGACAGCGCGCCAGTTCGCTGCCATGGCTTCGAGGTGCAGGTCCGCGGACCACATGGCGATGGTGGTGGACGCGAGGTTCCCGGTGAGGACGCCGATCTTGTAGAAGAGTCGGTCGCGCGTCTCCTGCCCGTCGTTGGCGAATGAGAGGCCGTCCATCTGGCCCCGCCCGTATTCGCTGAGGATGGACCCCGTCGACACGCGGTGCGTCCACTGTGCATCGGATGTGTCCCTAATCAAGTTTCGCAATGCTTCTACCGCGCCGTGCGCTCCGCCTCGCTCAAATCCTGGGTTTCGCATACCTGGCAGTCTAGCACGCTTTCGGGCAGCAGGAGGGTGCGGGTGTCCCGGCGGCGCGAGGCCAGGTCGTCGTGCGTGCGGCGCAGCAGCGCTTTGAGATGGTCGCCCGTCCGCTCGCCGGACTCCGGGGGCGGCGCGTCGTCTGTGGGGATAGGTGGGGCTTTGAGCGCGTCGAGGTCCATCAGGGCCTTTAGCGTGCCGACCTGCGCTAGCGCGAGACGGGCGAAATCTGCGTCCTCCACGACGTTCTCCATCCGCTCGTCCGCACGCTTGGCGGTCCTGACGAGCATGTCGCGCACCATGCTGCGATGCTCCAGAACGTCGATGGCTTCGAGCGCGCGGACATCGGCGACGATGGTGCGGACATGGGGCGCTGCAGCGGCGACGCGGTAGGCTTGCAGCGCGGCCGGGGCGGCGAGTCCGGGGAAGCACCACAGGGCCCGCGAGATGGCCGCCTCGCGGGCGCTAGGGGCCTTGCCGCCGGTCGCCCCCGCGGCCTCGTCAGGGGACAGGATGGCGAGCGTGACCCGCCACTCCTCGGCGGTGAAACCCTCGGGTCGATCGCCGAGGACCCGCCTCAACCCCGCGCCCGCCTCGCGCCGACGCGCGCCCAACACCTCGCCGCTTAGCGCCCGCTCACTCGGCAGCGGCGACTCGTCCTCGCACACCCCGGGGAACCCCCGCTGCAGTCCCTCGCCTTGTCGCTTCCCCCTTGCCACTCACGCGAGCGTGGGGGCCGACGCCCGCGTTTGCCGCGCTAGAACAGCGACGACTGGCCCTTCGGCAAGGCCGCATCCTCGGCGCGCTCGATGCCCGCCTCCTCGCGCGGCAGGGCGTACGCATGCTGACACCGGCGCCGAGCGACATCCGCGGAGCCTGCCTCCATCTCGCACCCCACCACGCGCACGCCTTCCACGAGGCCCGCGACGAGCGTCGTGCCAGACCCGGCGAACATGTCCACGATGAGCGGCCGCTTGCTGATGTCCGGGTCCCACGCGCCCGGCGGCGAGGCGAGGCGCACAAGCCATCGCATGAGCGAGATGGGCTTCACCGTGGGATGAGGGTTGCGTCCCTCGGCTCGCGTGCCGCACTGCGCCGCGATACCAAGGCTCCCCTCCTCCCTCCCGCCGCTTTTCTGCCCCGGTGTCAACATCGGTAAATCTTCGAGGCCCTTGTCGCGCTCGCTCGTGCTGGCCTTCGCGGTGTAGAAGAACCGGGAGGCGCCGCCGGTGTCGCCATAGTGAACGCCGCTCTTGACGTAGTTAGCGAGCATGCGCACCGCCCCGGGGTTGCTTGGAGACCAGTCTGCCTCAGATGCTCGACTCGTCTTAACCCCGCTCATTGCGTCAATGTCCTCCGCCGTCCGCTCGTCAATGACGACGTTCGCCGGATAGCCGCCCATGGACTTGAGTCGCGCGATGCTCTCAGCCTGTGCCGCGCCATACGATGCAGCATCGCCAGACATCGGCGCGGCAACATGTCCACGAGTTCGCTTCGCAGGGTCCGACTGCGGCGCGACCATGCCGTCGACATCCCCCCGCGGAATCCTGCACCCATCCACATTGAACCCGCCCGTCCCATGCGCCAGCGCCGTCGCGGCGATGGTCCCGCGGCACGGCTTTCGGGCGACGATGATGGGCTCGAATCCGGGGCGCAGGGCCCGGTCGTATCCGACGAAGCGGGCGGCCTCGGGGGTGGCGGGGCCCTTGGACATGTACTCGCCGCCTGTGAAGTCGCCGGCCATGCAGTTGCGCTTGGCCCCACTGCTGCCAGCAACGCCAAACACCGGCCGCTCCTTGTCCTTGCCGAAGTGCTGGTCGATCTTCAGGTCGAGGCGGACGCGCTTCGGCATGCCCGAGTTGCCGGTGATGAATGCCTGCCCGTTGCGGCGAGCGAGGAATGCGCCAGACGGGACGCGCACACACCAAACCTTGCCGGTGTAGTGAATGGGCGTCACTGTTGCCAAACAGGCGCGGGGACTCCACGCGCCTCGAACATCTTGTGGTCCGCGTTGCATGCGAACAGCATCAAGTTCTCCAGCCTGTTGTCCAGAGGGTTGTGGTTGATGTGATGCACCACCTCGGTCGTCGTCAGCATGCGGCCGATGGCTTTCGCCACCTGCATCCGATGCTCCAGCACATAGCCGTCCTTGCGTGCCATCGGCAGGAACTCGCGCGGCGCTCGGATGTACCGCACGCCCGCATAGTTCCCCTTCGAGTTCCGCAGCATCGCTCCGCCGCGCCATGCCGGATTCAGCGGCCCGGACATCTTCGCGGCGTGCGAGGCCACCGCTTGCGGCGACCATGCAGCACGACCCTTGTGTGCATGCTTCGCAAAGTCCTCCCCACGGAATACACCGTTGCACTCGCGCGAGCATGTTGGCGTCTTGATGCGCTTCATGTGGCACTTGTACCGCTCCATCATCACCCCGCATGCTGCGCAGAAGACGATCGTCATCGACCGCCGGGATGGTGCAGGTACCAGCGAGGCGCTCGGCGACGGTGAAACCCCAGCAGCCTGCGTCGTCGCGAACGATGCAGCGATGGTTGCGGCTGACGATGTGGTCGGTGCCGTCTCCATAGAGATGAAAGGCAGTGTCATCGTACTCGTACACGAGGAGTTCGTTGACCGTCTCCGGGCGCAGCGTGCCATCTTCGAGAGAGTAGGCCATGACCGTAGAGCCGGCCACCGCTTTCGTCCAGTGCTGCCACTGGCCGTCGACCATGATCTCCGTGTCCTCGCTCAAACACCCATAAAGCCATGTTGCGATCTGGTCGTCAATCTCGAAGCCTGCGAAACGGATGGACATCTCGATAAGCGCGGCTGTGCGGGTGCCTCCGAACGCGAGCAGTGCGGCGCCGGGTTTCAGCACGCGCCACGCTGCAAGCCACGTGTTCGGCGGAGGCACGAGCGCGTCCCACTCCTTGCCCATGAACCCGCGGCCCTTCATCACCGGGTTCTCGCCGGTGTCGAGCCACGCGCGCATCAAGGTCTTGATGGGGAGTTCGGCCTTGCCCGCGGTGAGTTTCTGCCACAGCGATTCGCGGTCGAGGTTCCACGGGTCGAGCAGCGTCGACAGGCCGTACGGCGTGTCGGTCACGATGGCGTCGATGGAGTTCTCTTCCATCGCGCGCAAGGCGATGCGGCAATCGCCGGTGTGCACCGTCCACGGTCGCACGTCGCTCACGCCTTCACCGCCCCACGCGTGCGCGGCCGGCCGAACGTCAGCGACGCCGCGCGGGCCATCGCCGAGGCGCGACGCTTGGCGTGCCAGTCGCCGTTGGGCACGAGGTGGGTCGCGCCGCTGGACGTGCGGACCTCGGCGAATCCGGGCGGGATGACGACGACGGACTCGGGCAGGTATGCGGGCGAGCGGCAGCGGTCGCAGGCATGCCACGCGCCGGTGAAAGCTTGCGGGCCGCCGCGCTTGCGGCCTTCCATGGAGGCTTTGACGCTGTGGTCGACGCCGCCGGTGATGCTGGGGATCATGGGCATGGGGCGGGAGAAGTAGGGGAGCGAGGGCAGGCGGCCGGCGAGGAGGCAGCGGGCGGTGTCTTGAACCCACAGCCATGCGTACAGGAAGAACGCGACGAGCAGCGACGGCGGGCCGGCGTGCGCGGAGCCATCGGGGAGGCGGATGGGTTTGCCGTCGTCGCAGGTCGACATGGTGGGGGCGTCGTCGGGTGGTCCGTTGAAGCCGAGGAGGT